CACCCTTTGTTCCATCAGCAACACTATTTACCACTAACTGATCAGCAACTTGCTCGTCTACAAAGAAAAAGTCAGATGTAGATGCAGTAAATGCTGCACTTGAGCCAGCACTATTTGATGTTACCGAGAGTGTGTTAAGTCCAGTACGAAAAACACCCGTTGGGTTTGTAGCTGCTACGCCAAATGCTGTTACGCTACCCGTTTGTGTAGGGAAGATAACCGACGATTTAAAATCTCGTGCCATAATTTAACTCCTTTTTAGTTAACCTTAGCGTTAATTCGGCCAATGGCGCGGACATGAGGAATCCATAAACCAGCACCCCAGTCAAAGACCACGTTGTGCATAATTCCGTTTTCCTTAGAAAGGCCTAAATACTGTGGCTTGAAAGGACCAGACTGCCATCCCTGTACGTATCCAGTTCCATAACGAACTGCATAAATCGTAGATGCCAAACCTGTACCAGTAACACCAGCAATTGTCTGGTTGTTGCTAATAACTGGCGTTGTACCGTCAGACTTACGTCCAACAACACGAACAGTAGCGTTCTTATACTTTTCTACAGGGCGCTCGTAGCTGTCTTGAGTAATATCAAAACCAGCACCAATACCCATAACGCGGATGGCCATTTCCATCTGACGCTTTACATGCTCAGAACAATAAAGAACAACACCATCGCCATCCGGCGCATTCATGTTGTCAAGTAAGAACTGAAGATCAGCAATAAAGATGTTAGCAGCTGCAGCACCCGTAGTAGCACTTGCAGTTGCAAGAAGGTTTCCACGAGAGAGGTCAGACGTAGTATTGATATTCATTTCGGAAGGAATATCGTACTGTGCTGCGTTGTCAAGACGGTACTTTAATCCGGGGAAACAATCTGGGGTGCTACCGTTGGCGGTAGACGTAGGATCATTATTGATATATTTATCATTAAAGTCATACGCGAAACCTTCCATAAACATCTTGATCTGAGCATCAACAGGATCGATGATGTTGTTTGGCTGATCAAGAAGTACATGGTCAACGGTTAACTTGTTGCGAACAAGGTACATAGCCTCTTCATAAGACTTTGGCTTTCCCTTGACAGCAACTGGTTCCGTGTTGATTCCAGTCCAGTTAGGGGTTGGGATGTTCTGGTTTAAATAACGAACACCAACCTGCTTAAGCGATGGAGACGTGAAGAATGGAATATCTTTGATAGCATTCCAAGTTTGGTGAAGGCTCTTTGTAATCTCTTTGACCAGTGGATCGTTTGACAGAATCGCTTGGTCAGCAAGAGTAAGAGCGCCGTTAAAATCAATAGCCATTTAACTTATCCTTACAATGAATTTGGATTACCACCAATACCAAGCAATCTAGAAATAGAACTAAAAGCTCCACTACGAGGTTGCGGGACATTGGCTTGAACCACTGCTTGCTGATTAGAATACGAAGTATCGATTGGTGTTGGAGCATAACTCCGTGACTGGATCATACTTGTAAGCTCTGGGACAATGGACTCAACGAGACCACTAACATTATCGTGTACTAATGCTGCTGCATCGTACGGATTCATACCAGATTGAATTAGACCATCAACCATATTCTGTGCTCTACGAGCATATGGGTAAGCATCTAATGCTTCTTGCCGTTGCTGAGAAACCATATACTCAGACATTTGATTCATTACGCGATCGTAACGAAACTTCTGAACTTCTGCTTCTGCTTGGGCTTGAGCTACTTCTGGGTGTAAAAGTTCTGCTGCTTCAAGTTCTGCATATCGTTGCCGAATAGCAGTTTCCTGACCAGCAAGTTGTTGTTGTTGTAATGCGGCTTGAACATCAGCTGCAGATTGAAACCCCTGAGATTCAAGTTGTGAAATAACATCAGCCCACTTTTCATAGTTGTTCTGAAATTCACGCCCCGAACGAGCCTGTTCGTTTACTTCACGAAACCGCTCATATGGAACGGCTGCAGGTTCGTTACCCAACAAGTTATCGTAAATCCGCTGTCTAACATCGGCTTCAACATCATAAGATGAATCGTCCTCGCCATAATATGCACCATCACTATCGGCAGAGTCTTCAGAGTTTAACGCCCATTCTGAATCATCGGGAGAGGCGGAATCCCGTACGTAATCAACCAAAGCATCAGCTGCACCGTAACCATCGCCCGTAGCCACTGCTGGTGAATCAGTGGTTCGCATCACCATCTCATCGGACATTACATATTATCTCCATTTTTCATTGGTCCGCTAGATGTCAAACTAGCGGTTTGCGCGGAATAGACTTTGTCATCTTCCACTGAACTAGCAATACCAGCCTTAGCCGTTTCAAGTGCAATATCGGCTTCTAGTTTTGCTTTAATTTCTCCCACCTTTTTATTCAGCTCGATCTCGGCCTTGGCTTGTTCAACTTCTGGATTAAAGTCAGACCCCGGAGCTGGTGGTGGTTGTTGCTGAGCAGCCATTTGTTGCTGCATCATTGCTGCTTGTTCTTGTTGCATCTGCGCCATTTTCTGCGCTTGCTCATCAAGGTGCTTTAGGATCTTAGATGTCTCAGGCATCATTACCAGTTCGACGAACAACTTATTAGTTGCTGGATCAGCTGGATCGCCAAAGATACCCATTTGCCTTAAGGCAGCATACTTCTGTAATTTCTGTTCTGGTCCGTCTTCCATTGATGATCCCGGTATGTAAACAATCCGGAACTGACCACCATTACGGATAGCATCAAATCGCATGACACCTTGTTTAATCTGGTCTGATGGAAGCATTCCGCCTTCCATGTTTCCAACAAATGGAACAATGGCAAATTGCTCAACAAGGGACACTTCCCATTCCTTGATCATTGCTGAACTAATTTCAATGTCAGCCCTAATGAAACTATGCTGCGTGTTGTCGGCACGTTGCAATAACCGAACGGATTCCGCAGGAGTGCCAGCACTAGCCATGCCTTGGCTTACATCGTGCAAACCAGCAATGTCCATCATGTCTTTTTCAAACATCTGAAGCAGTGGGAATAAATCTCCACCAACTCCCGGTGCTCGCTGAATTGATGGTGGCTGTGAACCCCGGTTGTAATAAACCTTACGGTAAATACGGTTCTTGTCTTCAATCTCGTCTGATGTGTTGTTGTATGCATCTGCGCCAACGTTGCTTAGGCGCTCTACTAAGATGTAGTCTTTCTGGCTTTCAAACTGCTCCATTAACCTTGAATAGATACGATTATAGGATTGCTGTAAACCGCACAAGTCAAAGCCAAGGCTGTATCCAAATGGCGTTCCTGCACGAGGCTGCCAGCGCAATGGAATAAACGGAAACGAGTCCTTCTTTTTGTAAGGCCATACTCCAGCATAAAGCAACGTGTTGTTAGAACACACAATGTAACGACCATCAGGATAAAGCTGAGTTGGTTTTTCCCAGTACTCGTAAACAACAGCGGACTGCTTACGTGTGTCGTAGTTATTCATACGGGCAACAGATGGTGGAACCCATCCTTTACCACTACCATTAGCACCTTCTAAGTAACTGTCGATATAACCACTACTGTGACCCATTACGGCATCAGCATTAACCAGCTTGCCTATATCGCCATATGAGTCTACAAACCATGACAAAGGTTTAATCATGGCATGAATCATCCAGCGCACTTCATCGTCACGCTTAGCTGATGGATCCATATAAACATCGAAGCATGGGATGATCTGCTCTACAACGTCACCTACAGCAAGTTCTTTGTGTCCAATTACTTGCTGTCCGTCGGATGCAAACTGAGGAACAATCTGCGTCTTGCGGGAATCCCAAAATATTTTTACAAAGCTTGTGCCAGTTACACACGCCCAGCGAACACGTTCTTTTAACTGTGTCTCACGTTTAAATTTGCGGTTGTAATGACTAACTAAAAAGTTAGCTTCATCAGCAGCAGCAATATCTTGTTGGCTCTCACTTAACGGGACAGCATCTGCATCTGGACTACATTGAGTAAGTTTGCCAACGACACCGTCAATTAACGGCCTGATCTTATTAACCGTCATATAACGGTTTGGTTCATTTGGATTTTGTAACTGCACCAAGTTACGTGTCTGGCTATTAATCCTAAACCATTGACGTCCCTCAAAAAACGCAGTTGCCATTGCCCATTCAATTTCCATCTCGGAACGTGCGCGATAAGCAGTGTCAAACTGTGTTTTTACAAAGTCGTTAATTCGACGTGATTCATCAGGTTGATCTTTAGGAGAAACTTTCCAGTCTTTCTTTTCTTGATCAATCTTTAAGTTATCAGGATCTGTAAGTGATGGATTCTTTAATGGCTGCGATCCAACCGTGCCAGCGTTAGAAGGCTTCTTAAACGCCGTTACACGCACGTTATTCGGTCGCATTGCCATTGGTAACATACGCTGAATAATGCGTGGATCAATTGGCATTTGTGCGCCTTGAGGGGCATTTGGATCCATGGGTGGCATACTCATAACCAATTCTCCATCTTTTCAATAACTCTTAAAATACGTTCATATTTTAATTCGCGAACAAGCTTATACATGAAGTAACACCACACTGACATGGCGATCATGAACAAACAAATCACAAGCAAAAACCATAACGGCATTATAAGTAATCATCTTTCTTTTTGTTAGTTAACCACAATGGCATATTACGTGGCCCTGTAACATCCGACTTTCCATCTACTTCAGGACATCTTACTGGATTCATCCGCCACATTGCCCCATATCTAAAACTATCAATGGCGTGATCGTGCTTTGTACCGTTATCAATTTCGTCGAGATCTTTTGGTGATGCCATTGTGTCATTTAACTGCTTGATTAAATTAGGGCAATTCCTGCGTAATATACGTAGCTTTGGACGAATAATCTTATCAACAACCTCATTATCAATAAGAAGCTCTTTGCATCGTTGCCAACCAGCTTTGCGGTCTTTAACTGCACGAACAGCAGCAAGTCCACGCTCCCACCAAATTTCGACCGGATACTCACCAATGCGTTCTTCTGCTTTCATTGGCGGGAATGTATTTGCATAGTCAAAGGCAATAGCCTCAAGTTTTGTGTTCCATGCACCATCACGCTTGCGTTGTTCTCTTGGACTTGCAAGTCCGTGTTTTTCAAGCAACTCAATAACCTTTGTTGTTTGTGAGCTACTAACATGACCTGCTTCATACCACTCATCAATGACGTATACGTTTTCACGTTCATCTGACGCGAACAGCAAGAAACATGATGGAGCACCAGTACCAAAGTCATGGCTTGCCCAGAATCGCCACCACGGCTGTATGTCAATAGCGTCAACTGTGTGCCATGGTTGACCTTCTGGTCCGTACTCTCTAAACTCAGGAAAGAATCGCCCGCCTACACCAACGTCATGTTGGCACTCACGTAGAAACGGAAGCAGTCCAAAGTCTTCTATTTCACGCTGGCAAACCTCAAGGTTTTTATGATCCCACGTAGGTGTACCGCCAGTAATCTTCCAACTAATACGGCCATCTTCTTTTTCAACTGGTTCATACTGTAGGTTTTCAATTGCTGGCACAACCTTGCTTTGGATGCGGTTTTGCAGCATGTCTAACTCACCACTTAACACACGAGACATTACGCTATTAGAGTGGATGGCGTTTTGCACAAATACAATTGCGCAATCGGTACTTTTGGCGGGAAGGATTGTTTGGGTAATAGTACGAATTTTACCTTCGACCCTGTTGACTGAATCATCTAATTCGTCAATGTCGTCCAAGATTATAAAGTCTGGTCGCAAGTGATCAAGTTTTACACCACGTGCGCCGGTATCTAATCCAAATGCAAGAATGTTGAATCCATTGGATGTACGCAACTTACTGGCGTTCCATCCTCGTGAGAAGCCATATTGGTTTACAGCTCGCTCAATGCCACACTTTTCCATAGCATTGGCAATATCACTTACGTGGCGGTTAGCAGCATCTTGAGTGGCGCAAACGTACAACGCAAATCGTCTTGTAGCACGTACAGCCGTACGACTGACAATAAGTTCCATTGTCGTACTTTTGCCACCTCCACGGAACCAACACTCAATCAATGCTGGTGGTGGCATACCCGGTGAGAATCCGTCTGACCAATCCCACGCACGTTTATGGTGGTCCGCTAGTTTACTGCTTGCAGCATGTGGAGCATATGTTTTAAGCCATGTAGTGTAATCTAAATCAGCACCGGTAAGCGGCGTTGCTTTACCTGAATCAAAATCGCCAGCACTGATTGTTTCTGCTAGTTCTTCTTCAAGCGCTTCAAGTAAACTTACGGCTAGGCTTTTATCAGGACGAACAAACTTCTTTAATTTTTTAGGCGTCGATCGCGTGTTGACTGATAGTTTCATCTATGACCTCTACATCTATGATGTCGTCTGCTTCTTGGTAAACCTTAAGTAGTTTAGCGATGCCTGATTTAATAGCAGACAACTCATCTGAGCTACGTACGTTTGCTTTAACTACTCCAAGCACTTGCATGACTAGGCTGTATGCTTGATCAACTTCTAAGGTATACGCCTTGGCGTGAAGCATGCTTTGTTCGGCTTCAATGATTTCTGTACGTCGTTCAATCAGTTAGATAATATCCTGACTGCCTTCAAACGCATCCATGCCTTTATTCAGCATGTCTTCAAAATCTTTTAATTGCTGATCAAAGCTATCATCACCGCGCCTGTATGCAGACATTATAGCTGAGTAGGAGCGCTTCAGTAATCTATAGTGCTCTAACGTGACACCTTCATCGACGGCCTCAGACCGCAAGTCCATTAATGCAGTAACGTATGCAGCATCATCTTTCAAGGACCATAAGTCTGGATCTTCGCGCAATTCACTAATGCGCTTTAAGAGCTTAGGAGCTACTCCTGAAAACCTTTGTTTAAATTCACTGTAAATACCAGTTTTAAACTGTGGGCTTTCTGCAACTTCCTTACTCTTCTTATTGTGTATTCCGCAAAACGGAGTCCCTTGAACGGCTAGCTGTTGACATTGCCTAACACCGTCCTTCCTCTTCACAGAGGCTTTACATTGATTACTCACTTGGTATTCGGCCACTCCTAAACTGAGGATATTTGCTTACCCTAGATGGTACACCAGATCCACCACCTTGCATATCTGGACGATCGTAATGAATAGACACAGGGCTAGACCTACGGTTTTTATCTGTAAGCATACGTCCTTTTACTGGACCCATATCAGACGATTCACGTTGCCTTTTATCAGATTCATCAATAGCAGTAAAGTTACGCCAAGGATGGCCTTGCGTTGTATTGTATTGCTTACGGTATTCATTACTTGCTAATGGGTAAACCATATTTTCATCAACAATGCCTTTAGCCATTTGTGCGGGAGAATTAAACAAGCTCATTATGTGATTAAGAGCTGGCCCTTTAGTTCCCATCCATTGTGGTAATTCAGCAGTAGCTGCCTGTATAAAATTACGCCTTGATGTTGGATCGTCAACAACGTTTTCCATGCCAAGTATTTTTTGTAATCCAAGCGCTTTATTTGCTTTTTGTAATCCAGATGTAATTTCAGAATCCATTACAGATGCGCCGGTGTCCATTAGCATGTTTGGTATAAAAGCCGCTGGGCCAATAAACGCAGATGCAGTATCTTGACCAGCATTGCCAAGTAACTTAAGCAACTCTACTGTAGCCATTTCTTTGGCAATATCAGGATTAGGGTTACCCAATGCATTAATCATTCGTCCTGCGGCATTTACAGGATAAGCAGCACCCATATAAGGTCTTACATTAATTCCTTTCATCGGTCCCGAAATACCACCCATCATGGATCGGGACCCTTTTAATCTAGGATTATTATCTTGTGGCATTATTTACCTCCAGAGCGAGATTGAATGATGTCCTTAATGCCTCCAGCGATAGTTGCTGCGCCAATACCTAAAGCTGCACGACCACCGGCTCCACCTTGCTTGCCCTTTGCTGGGAGCATGTCTGCAGTTACGCCAATGTTTCTACCGCGAGCTGGTGTGGCGTCCTCTGTTGGCATTGGTAGGCGGTTACTAGAACGCCCTTGAACCAGAATGCCAGCTTCTTTAGCCCGATTAACAATCAACTGCTTTGCTCTGGTTTCTTGCGTTGGAGTAAATCCTTCTGCACCTTCAGAACGTTTAGCCTTTGCACCACCTGTAGGTACTGGTGTCAGAATTTGTTCTAGTGAGTAGTTGCTTCCAAGTTTTTGCCCCATCTGCATTGCAAGTCGATATGATTCGGAACCCGGCTGGAACGAATTCTTAGCAAATGCTGTCCACTTGCGAACCCAAGACTCTGGGCTATTTTCACCCATAAATGGTTGATACTGGTAATTAGCGCCAGTAGGTGCACCGGGCGCCTTGTGGCCAGCACTTGTAGGCCCTACAGTGCCAAGTTCTGGTCGTTGCACACCAGCAAACCGTCCAGTTTCAGCAGCCTTCTCAACTTGCGTAGAACCACGTGGACCACCCTGTGGAGTCTTGACAGTGGATCCACCCATTGCACTGGCTTCACTAGCGCCGAACATTTTAGCTGCACGATTTAAATCACCAACAATAGCTGCTACTTCTGCTGTGCTATTTACTTCAGATAAAAGTCGTAATGCTTTTCGACCCGGTTCAAACTTATCAACATATTTAATGATAAGTTTTTCATTGCCACTACGTTTAATAACGTCTTCTATTTGACGACCAAAACGATATACATCAGCATCAGACATATTGTTTGGGCGTATGATTTTTCCGGGAACACTACTAGGTGCAAGAGCTGCAAAGTTTTGGAAGTTAGTTCTGTTTCGTAAAATCCAACTAACTACATTGGATGCTCCACTTGCAGAACCTGCGCTTTCCTGTCCAGCACTTTTAGCAAATCCACGTATGTATTCAATGCTACGCATTTTTGCTGCACGAGCCTTATTGACGTCGTCTCCAAAGTCAGACAGGTCCATGTTTTCAATAGATGAAACAACCTTTGTAATAGCAGATGCAGTTTTACCTGTACCTGTTTTTCTTTGACTTGATTCTGGTAAGCCAAGTCCTTTATTGTTATCAACCTTTTGGAAGATGCCGACTAATCCCTTTTCAAGATCAGCTAATGTTTCGTATTGCTTTCTGGTAGTTGGGTTAGCCATGATTGCTGCCAACTTCTTTTCGGCCATAGTTCCATCTGCATTAGGTTGTAATCCACGGAACATCTGTGGGCTAACGCCAAGCTCCTCACTTAACTGAACCATTAAGTTAATTTTGGCTGGTGAATAAACATCAGCTTCCATTGGTTTAATACCAGCAAGTTTCTTTGCTCCTTCTAACCGTTGAGTGTTAGATGCTCCAATAACTCCTACAGGTGCAACCTTTGTCTCGCCTATTTTTGAACCGCCCATAAAGCCACGCATCGTAGGACTTGCTTCCATTGCTTGTTGGAATAAGTTTAAACCCGTACGGCCTTGCGCACCTTGCTCAGGACTAATGGTAGTAGTACGCCGGTCAGACGTTTGTGTGTTGGGATTGTATTTCCAATCTTGAACTTGATACGTTGGATTTAACAACGCATTCCATACTTGCACACCATTAACTGATTTAGGATTAAATCCTGCCACTGGTGTAGAAACGTTTGTTGTTCCCGGCTTCTTTCCTCCACCCGGAGCTACATCAAACACATCTTTACGACGAGTGTTTACACTTTGCGTTGGATCTAAATTAACACCACGGTTAAGATTAGCTCTTCGTACCATTTCCTGATAAAGCTTAGGGTTATTGGCTTTGATTTCAGTAAGAATCAAGTCGCCCATACGACCTGTGTCTCCAGATAAATCTCCGGCATCTGTAATCTTTAATCCAGTTGCTTTAGCAAAAGCATTTTTGAAGTATGTTGCTTGATGGACTTCTGGGCTAAAGTCGGCTCCCTTTTTAGTAGGTTTAGCCATTGCCATCTGTGGGAACATTAACTTGGTTTGCTCTGGAGTAATATAGTCTCTCAGTAATTGACTGACTTTATTCCAGTCTGTTTTTGTACCCTTGGAAACTTCAGCTGCTGCTTCATTTACACGCTGTGAAAACTGCGCTGATGTTCTTGGATCTGCATTAACAATGGCACTGCCAAACCCATCCCATAACAGTTTTGTGCTTCCTATAATGGACTTGTCAATCCCAGCCTCAGCTGCTAACTTAAGGAATCCTGAATCAAATATTTGTTTACCTGTACTAGGATCAATTAACTGCGTTGTGTTAGGGTTACCACTACGCTTGGCTAAGGCTGCTGCCATTGCCTTTGCGGTTGCTGGGTTTTGCAGTGCAGCATTAACACCAGTCTTTTCCATATTGTCAGCAACATCTACACGCATTTTTTTAGCAAGAGTTGTATTTGGGTTAACCAAAATAGCTTGCATTAAATTGCTGACAGCATCTACTTTAACGCGCAATTCAGGATGCTTTAAATTACCTGCTTCATCTGTTCCAGTAAATTGGCGTCCAAGTTTTTGACGTGCAATTTCTGAACCATGACGAATTAACTCTTGGGCAGTAGCGTCTGGGCTTGTTCGTGCTGCAGTAGTTTTTTCACCCCAGTTATGAGCACGTGGGTCCATTTCGGACAACCCGTTTTCGAAGTCATCTAAATAACTTTGGAATGCTGCTTTTGAATAACCACGAGCATACGCACCAAATTCTCCACGGGAGAACATCTCGTCCAATTTACGTGCTGCAGTAATAGACCCACGTGGGTTATCTGCTAACACTTTCATTACAGAGTTTGCTGTACCTGCCCACGTTTTGCGTAATCGTTCAACGTCACTGTTGTCTAATCCTAACTTAGACGCGTTTGTACGAACATGCAATGCAGATACATAAGACTTAATTAATTTGTCAAGTGACTGTTGCGCTTGCGGGACACCCTTGTTAGCGTCATACAAACTAATCATCTTAACAAGCGTAGGGTCAACTTCATTAGGTCGTGTCTGTGCAAAGTCACGGTAGTCGTTAACAAACTTAGCAGTGTTATTACCAACGCCAGCATAACGTTGTGTAATTTGCTGTAACACAATAGGTGCCACTCTTGCACTTGGAATAGCGTCACGAGTAAACATAACAACAGATCTAGGCACTACAGTATTAGTAGTGATAGTAGACCCTTCAGTAGTGCTAGTTGCCTTAGTGACAGGTGCCTTTGGAATCATAGTTCCTTCAGGCTTAGCACTAAGCACTTCTCGTCGCTTTGCTAATTGTGCTTCAGAGTTTACATCGCCCGGCAAGGTCATATCTTTTGACCCGCGATTATGCATTTTCTTTAATGCTTTAAATAATGCAAGTTCTTTTGCTGCGTCATTAGGCGCCGTTCTAACATCCAATGACATTGTAATTGGCATTGTTTTGTTAGTAACTGGATCAGGCATTACAGGAGCATCTGCTTGTCCTGAAAGAATTCGCTTAGTGTAATCACGCAAAAATTCATCATTTGTGTTGAATCGTTGCTGGTTGGGTGTTTGTACAGAAACTCTTGGCTGAGGTGCAGCGCCAGCTTTACCAGATGTACTAACTGGAATAGGTGGTTGTACTACGTTGCCAACTGTACTAGATGTAGTTGCTGCAATAGAAGCTTTTGCTACAGCGGAAGCATCTGGGCGCTCAGCTAATGGCGTAGACGCAATTTCACGACGACGTCCTTCTCGTCCTCGCAATGCAGCAATAGATGCCGGATCAATATCTTCTTCTAGCTTATATTCTTTTTTGAACGCACCCGCAATTTGCTCATTAGATGCTTGCGGGTTAGTCCTAAAAAATCTCCGTACATGAGCTGCCATAGGATCCGTAGGCGCAATTGAACGCATTGGTGGAGGTGTAGCCCCACCAGCGGACCCTGCAGCAGATTCATCAGCGAACAACGCTCGCGTTAATGGAGTCATAGCCATTGTTAGTTACCTTTAGCACCCTTACCAATTACAATTTTGCCACCCTTAAGGTGTTCCTTGCGTTCCATTTGCATGATCTGAGACATAGATGGTTTTGATTTCAATCCATGCTCTTTCATCTCCATTGCAGGAAGACCTTTTTTAGTTGGCATATTTTTCATGCCATGTTCTTTCTTCTCAACCTTCATCAATGTGCGCATTGAAAGAGAGTTGATATGCTTGTTCATTCGACCCATCATTTTTTTGCATCCTTAAGCATTGCTTTAGTAAGAGAGGTGCCATTTTTCTTCATTGTGGCAACGTCCTTTTCTTGATTTAATTCTGCTGCTGTTTTAGGGCGACCACCCTCAAATTGGTTACTGCGCTCAAGTGCTCGTCCTTTAACTGGTCCCATATCGGATGCGTCGTCGCGTCGGCGATTAACGTTATTATCAATTGTTTGTTGACGACGATCGTCATATAACGCTTTGAGTCCATACGCGATTGGAACAGTTAAAGCACCTGTAAGCATTCCAGCATTTTCACGTCTAGTACTATCTACGTCTGCAATACCACTACGTGATTTTTGATACTTACGCATGTTGTCAGAAGCTTCACTGCCACTTATACCCATGCTTCTACCGCCACTATCGCGCATCTTCATACCTTCAGGGACAGATGTACGTGGAGACGGTTTAGGCGGCGCAGTACCTTCACGGCGCATATCGCTAGGCGTTTTACCCATTGCCTCATCAAAGCTTCTTAAACCAGGTCCAAGAGCGGATGTTACAGGGTTGCCAGTCATGCGTCGCATTTTGTCTGTTTGATTACCCAAATAGCGGTTCATAGCATCACGTGCTTCACCTCTTCCAGTATTCTCGGAAGCGCGAGCTTGTTTATCGTAGTCCCGCATAATTCCTTTTTCATCTCTTTTTACAGGCAGTCCGTTTTTTTGAATACCAGCTTCAAAAGCGCGTTTATTACGACGTTCATTTGCCGATGCTTCAAAAAATGCACTTGCTCTAGGACTAGTAGTTTCAGATCCGCCTTGAACACGTGTGCCGGGACGGCTAATTGCTCCTGCATTAAATCCTCGAACATCAGCTTCTCTACTTGCGCGTTGTGACATTTCACCCGGACGTTTTACGCCAAAATCTGGTGGTTGAAATGAAAATTTGGCACCTAATCCGCGAGTTCTGGTGCTAGGAAGATCTGGATATTGCTCAAAGCTGGCATTAGAAATGGACGATCTACCTAAACCTAGTGAAGGAGGTTGGGAATTCATTCCTGGGCCACGAGTAGTTCCTACTGCCCGTGTAACTTTACCTTTGCCACGTGCCTCATTTGCATCGTCACGCTTTTGATTAAATTTACGATCTGCCATGTCTATACCTCACTAACAGTCCCATGCTCGTAACGATTTATTGATACGTGAATTAGGATCACTTGCTGTTTTTGCTGAAGTATTGACTCTCTTCATTCCTTCCATGCGAGCACAGAATGATTTACGTCGCGCAGCATCGGCAGATGTCTTTGGAGTAGGTGCTGGTGGTTTAAGATTAGCTCCAGTCGTACGCTTAAAATGCGCACGTCCAGCCGCGTTCAATCCACCTGCAGGATTTTGATACTTTTTGACAACGCCCATGTGGTATACCTCACCGCATCATACACTGTTTGCAATTTGGAATGCATTACCTGCGGTACAATAAACATACTATGATTAAGTTGTCAAGTCGCGAAAAGCAAGTTTTAAAATTAGTAGCAGACAAAAAAACATCCAAGGCTATAGCACTTGAGCTTAACCTTGGATTACGAACTATTCACTTTTACTTTGAGTGCATCTATGCAAAACTTGGCGTTTCAGGTCCACGTGCTAGATATGCAGCTCTTGGCAAAGCAATGGAATTAAATCTACTAGACTAATCCGCAAATGGATCGTCAATATCGTCTACTTGCAACTTACCTGCTGGGCGCGGATTCGGTGGAGGGCTAACCTGTCCATCTTGCTCTTTACGTGAATCAAGAAGCGTCCACTGATCAACTATCACCTTAAGTCCTTGACGCTTTGCGCCATCTTTATCTGTGTAGTTATCAATCTGAATCTTCCCAGTAATAGCAATAAGCCTACCCTTTTGCGCATAGGTGCTAAGCGCATCAGCAGTCTGCCCAAATGCTGTACAGCTGAAAAAGTCCGTCTCTTTCTCGCGTCCCTTGCGATCTACAGCAATGCGGATTGAGCATAATCCTTTACCATTACTTGATTGCTTATGTTCAGGATCTGCAACAAGACGGCCAATTAATGTAACATGGTTTAACATGTGTACCTCCGGTTGTTATTATACCGTAGGTAATATCACATTGTAACAGGAGATCTACTATGGCTATGAAATGCGGAATGAAAATGAACGGCATGAAGCAGGGAATGAAGAAGGGTATGTACAAAGGTAAGGAAACCCCTGAGCGTGAAAAGGAAGATCCTTGCCCATACTGCCGTAAGAAAAACTGCGACTGTTAACAAATAAAGAGGGAGTTGTTACACTCCCTCTTTACCATTTGGTTGTTGTTGTCCCTGTTTGATATTGTTTCAGGGACTTACATTATAACTGCTTTTGATTGTAAAGCCTAACAGATTTGCACTCAGGGCACTGACAAATATCACTTACCTTGATTGGTTTTACCGCCATACCTAGAGTCTCTATCACGGCATCGCACATCTCTTTACTCTTTGTTAACTCATAGGCTAGATACCAAATAGCCTTTAATAAGTCTTGTTGTTCAGAGTTATCACTTTTACGGCCACGTCGCTGAATATACTTCAGGACGTTAAATAACGGTCCGGATAACTTCCAGTCTGCTGCAATGTCTACTGTTTCATATTTATTCCTGTAGTGTTTAGTATCCATCAATAATCCCCCGTGCTACCAAATCCACCGTCTTTACGATCAGTAGCGATATCAAACAACACAGCGTTAGCCACAGGCACAATTTCAGGCAAAACAACAGGTGCAATAACAAGCTGTGCAATTGCCATACCACGCAAAATAACTCGGTTATCATTACTACCATTGTAGAGGAGGACAAGTAATTCTCCTTGATAGTCTTGATCAATGGTTCCGGGACAGTTTTGCACCCACACAGACTGCTTGTAAGCCATTCCTGACCTAGATCTGATCTGTGCCTCATACCCTTCAGGTATTTTTGCTTTCCATCCAGTAGGAATTAATGCGTTTTCACCAGCTTTGATGGTGATCGGTTTTGTGTTATAGGCCTTAAGATCTACTCCAGAGGAGCCAACGGTTTTGCGTACAGGTAGGAATGTACGGTAATCATCTTCGTCTTTACCACACCATTCAAGCTCTAGTTTCAAAGCGACTCCAGTGCCATTGATGCAAACTTAGCAGCAAACTTACTAGGGATTTTGTGTTGGTTGCCGACAGACGCAGTGCAAATCCACTTGGCAACAGTAACAACATTGCCTTCTGAAAGGACAACGCCATCACGCGCAACAGTAAACTTAATGCCATTGCCATCAGTGTAGTCAAGAGACTGAGTAACCGTGATGTCACAGTTATTGCTTGGTTTAATTAGTTCCATAATTTATTATACCGTAGGTAGATCTTCAAATGTTACTTTGTTAGTTAAGTAACTAATGACATCGTTCTGTAAATGAATCAAAAGTTTTGATTGAATCATCTCACCTTCTGACCACATCTTGTAAACAAGTGCAGCACCTTCATCAAAAGGCATTTCTTTATCAGTAAAAAGTTCTTGATCGGCAACAGTTGAACGTACTGCTATCTTCATAAACAATTTATCTTTGCGTCTAAGTACAGTTATCGTTGCATCGGAGTCTCGGCCAATGCGCACAAGGCATTTCTCGTTATGTATTGTTTCTACAAACATTATTTACTCTCCATATAATGCGCCTCAAACGCAGATGTTGTCACAGGCAGTACTTCCTTGAGTACATTCCAACAATCAGAGGCAATTTCGCGGTGTTCCTGTTGCGTATGAATATCCATTCGTACACGGCAGTAATGCAGCCAGTCACGAACTGTACCCTTCATGTATAGTCGTGTGCCAACGCACAGAGGTAGCACCATACGAGCTGATTCAAGGGCCACACCGCACTTAATAAGATCATCATAAGCGCGAATAGCAACCAGTACTGGAGCCAGTGCTTTGTTGTCCATTTCGTATTGTGTTTCAGGGTCGTCAAACATAAGGCTACTCTGCCGGTTAGTAGAACCTTTGCGTCGCATCACAGGAAGGTCTAGTTCAATCTTGCTTGGGTTTGCATATCGTTGACTAAACTCTTGAAAATGGAAGCTCCTATGTCTTAAGATTTGCGCAGAAATAGCCCTAGATGTATAGATTTCCATGGTCACATCGACCATTTCAAACACACTCCAATGGCCATGTTTGATGCAGTACGTAAGCAACGCCGAGTACTCTGGGTTCTCTTGGTTAGTCGATGAAACACGTGCAAGGTGAATCATAAACTGCTCTGCGTCCGGTTGAATATACTTGAGTGTGGCTGCCATCTTTTCTCCTATACCTCAGACGGGACTCGAACCCGTACGTCTTGCGACAGCGGATTTTAAGTCCGCCGTGTCTACCATTCCACCACCGAGGCTTACGTACTATTGTACCGTAGGTATATGTGATAATATGTATGTGCAACGCGATGAAAACTTAAAAAGTCCGCCCATCATGCCGATATGACATTTAGGTCGAGCGAAGTAAAAGCCCCTTCACAGAGGGGCTTTTTTTATTGTCCAAGCTTCTTTTTTGTTACCGCCTGAGTATGGAACTGCACATCCATCTCTGACTAGTTGTTCGTTCAACGTACGAGGTGACTTGTCGGTGCGTACATGGACCAACCTGCGCCCATACTTGTCCGCCTTAGCTTCTACCTTGATTGAGAACTTTTCAAGTCTATTTGCGGCGTCTTCAAACCAGAACGTTGATTCAAGGATGCACTTCTTGCCTTCCGCAGTATCTTTCTCTGGTGTGTCAATGCCATGGAGCCTACAGTGTTGATCCAAAAGCCAAACTGAAAAACCAAGATCGATATCACAAACGAAAGTATCCCCATCAATAGTTCTCTTGTACTTGATCGCATATTCGTACATTACTTAGGTTTATCTTTGCGTACGCCAAGCATCTTAGAGATAGGGCCTTGGTTTGCATAAGAGCCATTAGATCCACCTAAAGCAGATGCACCATATTGCTTGGACTGCATGTTACTCATGGCTTGCTCCCCATATTTATCAATGCGTTTGTCACGCGTGTCGTTTGTATCATCTGCGTATTCACCACCACCCTGTTGATTTTGGTAGTGACGACCAGCATTGATCTTTGCAGCAATGGGCTTGTCTAAACGTGAATCACCTTTTGGTAAATTACCTTGTCGGTACTTTGGTAAATTTTTTGTTTCCCATTCAGAATCAGTATAACTACTGCGTAGTGCTCCCCATGCTGCTCTTTGCAACGCATTTGCGGGCCTATTTAACCCACTGGCTATTCCGCCAATAATATCTGTTTGCTTACCTTGTGGCATTGGTCTAACCCTCCAACCCCATTATAGCCAAAAAAGACCAGTGTGGCTGACTGGTCTTTCCTGTTTGCAGAGTTTGAGTATGACGGACAGAAGAGGAGGTTTCTGGACTTTCATACAAGCTTACCTCACGGTAGCAGATTTGATATTATCGCACTTCTTCATTAGGTCAAGCATTTTTTTATGGGTGCGCTTGTTCTGTAACATCGTTATTGCCATCGACCAACGCTCACCACGGATAATACGACTGATCTGTTGTTGACGTACGCCGTAACGCCTTGCTAGGGAATCCTGTGTCCACCCAGATTTATGCAGCTCTTTAATAACTAGAGCCTGATCTACGTTCAACTTGGCCCTCTTTGTCATAACGTTACACCTCGTAGTTGAAAGAGTATGAAAGACCTACGAGATGCAACGCTATCCCCAGTGCCTTTACATGCATGGGGGACTCCTACTGCTGGGATCGAACCAGCGACCATTCGGTTAACAGCCGAACGCTCTTCCGCTGAGCTAAGTAGGAACATACCGTAAGTATATCCATATTGAGGCAGCGTAACAAGCTGTTCTCCGTGGGGAGATGATGTTCTCCGTTGGGAGAAATAGATAATAGAGAAGAGGGAATATATCCGTCGGAGTCCCAAACACTCCTTTGCAGGGGGGCAGGGGCTTGCCATGTGGGGGTGGGGTGTGCCGGGGGTGTACCTCCTCCTTACACTCCTTTGTATGTGGGTGTTGTACCTTTAACCAGTCCGCTGTTAGCGGCTCCAAACTTTACCGCTACACGCTAGCAGTTCTAACCCGTTGTTTTAGTCTACTACAGGCTATGCAACGGGTTTTGTTTTGCTTTATTCGATTCTAACGTCAAAACCCGCCAAACTATCACCTAAAACCTATCACGGTTACGAAGTTTACTAACCGTTTTGCCATGCTTTGAACCCGTTGTAGCGGTTCCAATATCAAAACTATCCCCTTTACCTAGTATCGGAATCATCTGGTACGAAGTTGCCCCGCGCTAATCTAGGATAGTGCCCAGTTACGTTACGTTTTGGGTATCGGTTCGACTCCGACGCGGGTGTATCCACCTAAGCATGTGAATAAACTGCTATCACGGGCGTGTATACCCGTCCTATACACAACACAAAGGGTTAGTTATTATGATTACGAAGTCTGTTCTCGCTAAGTTCGTCGCAAGCCAGTCCACCACCGTATCGGCAGGCCCCTTTACCTTTGACAAGGTAGAGCCTATTGCAGAAACGGCAGTGAAACTGTTTGAGGCGTACAACGCACGTGACATCAAGGGAATCAATATCGTTGCTACGATGATTCGTCAGATGAACACAAGCGTTCTCACGAAGGCGCAGAAGAATCTGCTTGACGACATGATGCTTGCATATGGCAAGTTGGCTGATGAGGGTGTTTTGGTTACGGTTGGGGTTGTCAAGTTGGATGCTGCAGGTGAAGCTGCTGCAATGATGCGCAAGAAGAATACCGCTGCTCGCGCCAAGTAAGTATCATAATCAGGGAGTTTGATGCATCTCCGGCAAAATGCATCTCTGGACGGCTGGTGTTTGTATCAGGGTTCGATTCCCTGACGTCCATTACCCTCACAAGGGGAACACGGGTAGTGACCTACCACTAACACAAGGAGACATTATGGTCATCCAACGCGGCTCAATCACAGCCGGAAATTTCGACATCGACATGGAGAAAGACGGACTCGGTCTCATGACCACCGTCATGCACACCAAGACCAAGAAGGGCATCACGGTCAAGTTGTACTACAACAACATCGACCATCTTAAGAGGCAGATTAACGATCTGGCGAGCCTCTACAATGCCAGTGAGCACGACCAGTGCGCTATTCGCAAGGCCATTGGCCAGATTGCAGGGAGATAATTATGAAGCAAGTAGAACAGATGTTTGTTAAGTCACACATCATCGGGTGGACAGTTGCATTGGTGCTGTGTTTCATGCTGATGTATCAGCAGAGTAAGGCACAAGAGGCAGAGTTCCGTGCTCATGTAGCACAAGAGCTGCTTGAGAAGTCTCAGGACGCTATCGTAAACGCTGAAGTCTCACGGTAATCAGTTCAAGCCTGACTGCCGGGGTTGAATGCCCCGGCTACCTTTACCTCGCAAGAGGAACACGGCTGGCAACCTACTGCTAAACACAAGGAGGAAAGATGTATAACAACATCTTCAGATTCAACCGGCTTGCCGGTGATGAGAAGCAACAAGAAGTAATGGCAGAAGCACTCGTTAATGCACTGCAACGTGCCCTGTACGCGAGAACATTTGTCAATCAGCTCATCAACGACAAAGAGTTCGTTGACCACAACAGCGACACTGTTGGTCGCAAGTGCTTCCGTGCTGGCGTTGTTGCCCTTGAAGAAGGGCTTATTGCAGACGCATTCTGGTGGTACCACAAAGGCAACACTGAGTTCAGTGATAGCACGACCGTCATTTACAACTGCGACAAACCACGCAACGACGAGTTGCATAACCTTGCTCTGCGTAGTAAGCACACATACCGACGCGACGACGTTGAGTACTACGAATGGGAAATCACAGCTTGCTGTTACGTGACCTCTCCTTGGGGTGTGACAGAGGCTAACGACTACCAGATCGGTAGCATGGTCTCAAATCCAGAGAAGCCATCAATGACTTTCTGGTATACGGAACACCAGTTCCATAAAACAATTGAGGCAGCAAAGAAAGAACGTGCCGAGTGGAGTCAAAGGATTGCAGAATCCATTGAAAAAGGAATGGACTTTACATATGACGATGAGGTCACGAATGAAGATTAAACATGATCTTGCATACGTTGTAACCGAAACATGGGGTGGAGATGACCCCATGTACGGTGAAGCCAAGACGCAAGTACACGGTGTCTTTAGTAACATTGGAGATGCTACAACACGCCTTGGGGAAGTACTGCCTGAGTACTTCTGCGATTATGTGGACACTAGATGGTTCATGCGTCCAGAAGATATCGAATGGCTCAAATCGTTCATTGACTTCAGCGATTACAGTTTTACAATCGTTGACAATGAATTTGTACACGACTACAAGTCCGATAAGTCTGACCCTGTACTTACACCTGAACAACGCCTCAAGTTGTTTGAGAAGTACAACCACTTTGACACAGGCACTGTTGGATACGGTTACTGCATAACCGAGAGCATCTTGGTTCCAGTGCAGATTGTTCGCTAAGTAGGCTGGTGCTAAGCCGGGGTTCGATTCCCCGGCTACTCTTTCTCCCTTGAGGAGATGTTTGGAAAGGTAACACAATGAATAGATTAGACTCCAAAGTACAACAGTCAAACCTCTTGTCTGTTGTCAGCAACTTGATTAAGATTCAAGACGCAACGAAGCGTGACCGTCGCACCCCATCCGACATCGTCACCGGCATCACCCTCATCATCAATAATCTCCGCAAGAACAAGAGTGTTGCAGAGGCTAAGCTCTACAAACTGGAAGACGAGATGTGGATGGTGTCAACTGCACTCAATCACCTGCTTGACATTGGACTTGAACTCAAGATGATTGAGGTTGTGGACTAACAATGAAAGACAAGGAAACTTGGTATCACCGCAAGATTGACTTAGATGATGGATGGGTAATATCGATCATCTGCAAAGACCACGTCAGCATCGGCTACAGAGAACTGTTGTTTGAATGCGCTCTTCTCTCACCAACAGATGGAGTCGATGACAAAAGCGTGACTGGCTATCTTGACTTTGATCAGGTGGCAACATACATACGAAAGGCTAAGAAGAAACACAATGGTTAAATACTATCTATCGATTTGGAGTATGAACTTCAAACTCATGCTTATGAGGGTGTTCAATCCATCCGAACACAAGATGCTAATGAGCACAGTCGCTGAGATTGACAAGGCATTTGATGAGGCTATGGAACGCTCACGGCGAGACACAGAGTTCCACGACATCTCATTCCCATCAGAGGTATATGCACTCTTTACTGAGGGTGGAGGCATCACTGATTGGGGTGAACACAGAGAGCACAATGAAGGTACGTTCGTTGTCCATCAATCAGATGATGATGAAACATACGTGCTGTTCTTTGATAACCTTGATGATGCCATGGAGATTGCAGACTCATACAAAGAAGAGACACAAGACGAGTGCACAATACGGAGGACTAAGGTCCAGTGCCTTAAAGATGATCAGAACGTACGGTTCTATCACATGAACGGTAACGTCTATGACGTGAGCCGAAACAACTTTCTCAAGCTTGTAAAAGACTGAGTAAGGGGAGGGGTCAAATTTTATACCCCTCCAATTTTTACTAGGGGGGAGGGGTCAGATTCTACCCCCCTCATATATTGAATAACAATCATATATGAACATATGATTGGAAGGACAACACAATGACAAGAGAACAAGCCCTTGAAGCATTACGCGTTTACTGCGAGTGGAAATACGACACAACCATTGAACTATGGCCACAGTATTCAAGAGAGCAGTACATGCAGATTTCTATGCATGGACTCAACAAGCTTAATGAGGACCTTATCATCAAGCTTGGCACAGAGTGCGTAGAGTACATGCAAAATCCAGTTGGTATGCTCGTTAATCAATTGAGGGAGATGCAAAATGCTTGAAGTAGGACAACGTGTCAGGAACGTACGACGCCCCGATGTTATCGGGGTTGTCACATCACTCGACGCACCAAACAATAAGTGGGCTACAAGACCACAGGACCACCGTGTACTGGTCAGATACCCACGATTGACCAAGTTATCCAATGGCAATTGGAAAGGAGGCGTGTTGGACGAATTACCAATAGACCTCATGAAGACTGGAACAGAAGTACACGAAGCGTTTGAAAGTTATAAACGCAGTGGTGATGAAGGCGGAGTCGGCGCACGAATCGCTGCATACAACAGAAAGAAAAGACGAACACGATGATTATCTTCTGCATCTGCGTAGTTTTAGCATCACTCATATTTTTGATTGCGTGGTTCTTTCATGCAATCGAAGTAGCACAAAGGGAAATAGATAATGATTCTGAATGATTATTACATTGCACCGCAGTTAGCGGCTGCAACTGCATACGCACACATGAGAAGCGGTTACACACATGCATTTACAAGAATGGGCATTTCAAGTTCAGCAAGGTCTTTTGATAAACCTAATAATGCTTTGACACTGACACAGACATGCAAGGTAGAGCTTGAAACAATTGAACCGTATCAAGCTTACTTGTTATTTATTGACGTAAACCTTAGAGGTAATCAAGGGGAAGTCTGTATACATGGAGCTAATCTTGATACACGATATGTATTCCCAAGTGATTCCAATGCACTTGAGTTGTGGTTAGTACAATTTAAATATTTTGTACGTAAAACGTTTGGAGAGGATAAAAATAATGACTGATCTTACACACTACAGGACAATCATCCTGCGCTTTGCTTACCTTCACATCCATCCGGGTGGTGGCATTGCCGCAATGATCATGCTTAAGCCCGGCTTTGAAGACAAGCTAGACCATATTGCGCAAGCTAATCTGGTTGAGTTACTCAGGTTTGCTGGTGCTCATGTCCCTCATGACACTAGGAACTCACAGGGATTCAATGACTGGCTTGGTGAAGAACCAAATATGTTTGAGAAAGAATCATTCAACAAATGGATGTCGGCAATCACACCGATGCCTAGACCAACACCAGCAGGATGGGAGGAAGTAGAGACAGATAATGGGTAACTATCCATATTCTTATACTACGCAGTGCTATGACATGGAGGGTCGAGAATTCGGCCCTCCTTCTCTTTGGCGCGATGCAGCATCGGCACGAATGATGGCTCGTTACAGAGTTATTATTCAAGAGAATTCCGTACCTGTACTTCATGTGCGGATAACACGTAGAAAGAATGGCACATATACCGATGAGCCATTCATGCTCGTGTGGTTTGACAACACAACTGGACAACCTAAAGTGTCCAAGCGAAAGGAAGATTTAATTAAATGAGATTTCCATTTGAGGTTATTAGTGGCGAGATGTTACTCGATTCACTATTCAACAACAATCTTATAACACAAGGTCAACATGACAAGATTGATAAACGTTATGAGGATTTACGCAACGATCAAAACTACACGTTAATTATTATTAATGAGATCCTTGAGTTGCTAGATGAATCACAATATGCAGATGTCAAGAACTTAATCAAGACTAAAGGTCAAGTAACAGACTTTAATTACTGCTACATCGCTATCTAATGTTTGATGTGAGGGGTGCGTCTCACCAACAACGCATAGAAAAGAAACACAATCATGTCCGTAACACTTTACACAAGCCATTTCGTTGAGAACACCAAGAAGTCTGGCGAGCGCCTCAGCGCTGGCACACTTACTTCTTATGAAGAGTTTCAAACTACATCATACGAAACTGATATGACTATCAACGGTCATAGGTTGAGAATGAAGTATGTTCTACGAATGGACATTGCTACCTCTGCATTAGTAGCCTTGCCTGTACCTACTGCTATAGTTACAGTCACATACTCTGCCTACGATCAAGGCAATGATCAGTGGTATCACCCAAATGCAATGAAGGAATCTGAGTTCGGTATTGCCATCACGGCAACAACACTTGATGATCAAATCAATCAAGCGATTGAGGGATTAAGATTAGTCATTGACAAGGTGCCTATGCCTGAGATTGATTTCGATTTCTGGACGCAGGTCACCAAAGCAATGAAGAAGCTTGACAATATCAAGGCAGCTGCTGCTCGTGATAACTCAGACTTGATAACTCTTATCAAGTAATCGGTAAGTGAGGGGTGCGTCTCACTAACAACGCACACTACACAACACAAAGGTAACACAATGACAAAACGAGATAAAGAACACATGAATGCAGTACTCAAGCATTGCAACCTCGATGTATTCACATACAGCCCCGGTGATGGCATCACACGATACAAGTTTGCACGTAAGGGTTTGTATCAGGATTACTTTGCTTGCGAGCCACGATGTCAAGCCTGTGGATTCAAAGAAGCTATGACATGGCTATATGGATATCAACAATCACTTATCGATCATCACATGAATGGAGACAAAATCTAATGGACACACGAATCGCTTTAGTATCAGTACCAATGTTCAATGCACCCGGCATGTTACGCTGGGCACGACACTTCTACCGTATGAAGAATGCATCCAAGCAAGACAAGAAGTACTTCCTTGGAATCCTAAAAGCTTGGGTCAAAAGTGACAAGCGAGCCAAGTACTGCCTTGAATGCGATGACTCACTCATTGAATGGGAAGATGATGTTGTCACAATCACAATAACAGAGAAAACAAAATGAGTTTTGAATTTAGACCTATCAAATATACGTTTTGGAATACGTTCGGGGATAACACCCCGAACGATCTAGTTTGCACATACATAGAGCCACACTATGGCAACCCATGCATCATCAAGATTAGGCGCAAGCTTGCAACAGAGATTGGATGTAAGGGATTACGGCGAGGTGTTGAATGGCACTGCGATGACACACGATTCTCAATGTTTAGTGAACGACATTGCGTGATCGGCTTTGCTGAAGTGCTTGCACCTGTAACTGTTGTGTCTAAAGCACAAGCACTATCAGTATGTGAGTTTATGGAGTTAAAACAATAATGAAAGCTGTCGAAGGGGCTGGGTTAATCATAGCAAGCCCAGTGTTAATAGGATGTGGGTGTTGTTTAGCACCTGTTATTGCATTTATTGTAATAACAATTTTCTCTACTGTTGCAATCGGTACAAGTGGATTAATAGGTGTACTGACTTACAACAAACAGACTGTACTGGTAACTCTTTCAATAGGGTTAATCATTACCGGTGGAGTGATTCTATTTAAATACTTTGGAGAAAAACCTAATGAGTGAATGGTTTAGTTTGGAGGATCGCAACTATCAGAATGACCACCGTGTACGCGGTGGTCAGGATCGTTGGTGGATAGACATCAATGAACGCAAGATGATCGTGAGGCACAAGTATGACACTGAAGATGATCTACAAGTTTGGTATAAGTTTAAGTATGAGACGTGCGACACGTGTGATGGTAAAGGCCATCATGTTAATCCTTCTGTCGATTGCAATGGTCTAACGTATGAGGACTTATACGACGATGGATATGCAGAAGATTACTTCAGTGGTGTGTATGACGTGTCTTGCTACAAATGTCATGGCAATAGAGTCATGCCAGTAAAGTTTGGCAAGCCAATACACATAGAACCTAGAGAGGATGATGACGATGAGTGATGAGAGTATCTTTCTACAAGCATGGAATGAGATCATAGAAGACAGCGAGGTAGTACAAGAGTGCTACCTTTCTCTTTATGAAAACGTTTCGTATTACGGTGGACCAGAGGAAGGAGGATGGTGGGGGTACTTACAGCTACTCCAGAAATATTGCAAGTGTTCATCATATGCGCAAGCAGAAATGCTGATGGAAAAATTGCGTGATCACTGCGAAGAACTAACAGAAGCAGCAAAGAAAGCTGATGGTAATGATTGTTTACGTCACATGCACCGCGCTGATCAACGTGGTGAAGATGTTGATGATAACGGATATGACGGACCATCAACATACTACATGATAATAGAATCAATGCCGGGACAGAATCAAAACACAACGAGGAGTCATTATGAATAAAAGATACAAAGATGAGTACTACCATGCAGCTGCAGAAATAATTATGCAGACTGCAGTAAACATATGGGAACTGCAGTGGCACAACAGCGAGTGGAAAGACTGTCCTGTTAATGCACATCGCACATACAGCATCGATGTACTTGATGATGATGAGGATGTGTATGACACATGGAAGTTTCGCATTGAGTGTGGCTTTGCACTTGATTGTGTAGGCAAGAAATGTGAGGGCGAATGCGATGATCTTAGTACAGTCAATATAGACATTGGCTGGGCTGGCATCAGTGAAGAGGAGGCACATTACATATGTGAAATTATTGATAGAGACGACAACAAATACAGTAAGTATTGGTTTTGGAATGATGGAGTAACAAAATGACAGCAAGAGAATATCTAAACAAGTTTGGGATGGATCCAAATCCAACCCTTTTCACCAACGTACACAATGGCAAACACATGAAGCCTAAGTACAACTCATACTGCATGTACACAGGATGGTCACAGCTTGACCCTAGGCATAACATCATTGCTGTTATGTCTAACTGTCAGACTAACAACGAGGACTACAACATCAAGACAGGTGATATGTTGCAGACCTACATCATCATGCGTGATGTTCATCCACAAGATGCTATCGACACAGGTCTTGACCGTTGCATCTGTGGTAGATGTCCACATATGAAAGGCTGGAAGAAACATATTGTCAATGGCAAGGAGAAGATCGTTCGTACTTGCTATGTCAATATAGGCAAGGGTGTTGCTGCTATCTATGACTCATGGCATCGTGGCAATATTCCACTTGTGTCTAGTGATGTTGCTGCGTCAATACAGGTTGTTGCTGGTAAGCAGACACGCATTGGTTCATATGGTGACCCAGTAGCCGTGCCATTCCCTATATGGGGTGACTTACTACGGCATAGCCTTGGTCATCGTGGTTATACACATCAATGGCGCAGCAAGATTGCAGAGCCATTCAAAGGCATACTGCAAGCATCATGTGACAGTTACCTTGATCAAGTAGATGCAGAGCGAGCTGGCTGGGGTACATTTACTGTTCTTCCTGAACATGACTACGTCAATCGTCGGCACGTAGCATACAGTAAGGGTATGAAGCAATGCCCTAGCGACCCGTTCATAAATGAGATGCGTACGTTCCGCAACATGCTTCCGATGCATACAACTTGTGTAAGTTGTCCTGCATCACTACAGTGTGATGGCGACAGTCATGTTGTCATCCGTGCTCACGGCAGTGCAGCTGCGTGGGTTTAATTAAACAAACAAATAAACATAGAGGAGTTAGTAATGTTTTATTCAATATGCGAAGAAGAAGAGTGGTCAACCGATCAGTACGATTATGCTCGTGACTGTCACTACACAGATGACGGGGAGGTTCTCTCCCCGGCCATTGGCGCAGAGTTCATGTTCCGTATGGGCAAACTGTTGTTCTCTGATGTAAGTATCCAGTACACAGACAAGGCAGTCATTAAGTTCATTGATGAAGTTGCCGAAGCAATGAAAGTCAAGCGACCGACTGATGACGAAATTGAGAAGTTTTGTGCATTAGTCGCATCTGTTTATCACGAGTCAAACATTGACGAGTTCAACGATGCATTGTCTGAGTACATTGGTGACTGTACGTATGACGAATGGAATGACATGTTTAGCTCGAATGATTTGTATATAGATACATGTGTTGATCAACCAACAGGATGGGGAGAAGATAAATGACAGAAGAAGAATGGAACATCAAAGACTTAGCGTTTGAGAAAGCACTGCGTAAACTCCGGGATGAATTCCCGGAGTTTTACCTTGAAGTGTGGGGACCATACGACTTTGTTGTTGGAGTCAACAGAGAAGAGTTTCAATCACACGACTTAATTATGGCTGAGATTATTGAGCGAGAAGATGAATGGCCAGAAGTTGTAACAGAATTACACGAAGGATTTGATGCCAACTACGGCACGAACTGGGACAGGATTGACATAACAGTAAAGGAAGTACGACGTAATGCAAGCAAGTGACACACACATTAAGTGGGTAGTAGGCAGTATTGATAACGAGTTTTGGTACGACCAAATTACAGAAGCATTGCACCATTGCGAATGGGTTAGGAAATGGCATGCTGCTTGGGTGAGCAAGCCTGACCTTTGGCACATAGATATACATGATGACGAAGGTGAGATACATACAATATCTCCACTTGATGTTCTTGATAATCTTACAAAGTCATGGATGCAAGGTGATCGATCGTTTGAAGAAGAGCAACAGGTTGATCAGGATGTGATTGACGCGTTGCTTCAAGGAATATGTTTTGGTGAATTGGTTTACGGATAAGGAATAACACAATGCCTAATTGGTGTATGAACGAATTGACGATCACTGGCCCAGCAGACAAGGTGTTTGCTTGGGCTGAGTTACACACTACAAAGTATGAAACAAGCACATCAGTACTAGACTTCAACAAATCTGTGCCACAAGAATTAGATGAGCATGGCCACGGCAATGTTAATTGGCAATACGACAACTGGGGTACTAAATGGGGAGCTTGTGATACATCCTACCTTGACTACAAAGAGGGTCACGTTGTCATTGCTTTCGATACAGCGTGGGGTCCAGCAGACACATGGATACACACTATGTCTGACATGTTTCCCGATCTTGAGTTTACATGTCGTTACGCTGAACCCGGTATGTGTTTTGCTGGCAATATATATGCTGGAGCTAAAGGCTATGAACATGTACAGCGCAGTGGTGATGAACTAGAAGACGATGACTATCACCTCATGGGTTCCGAAACCTGTGATGAGTGTAAGAACTGGGAATCAAACTGCACTTGTGAGTAGATTACCTACGGTATAATATACGGGGATCTAACCACACCTTGTGGAGTCTGAGCTGCATTTCAGGCTCCACAAGTTTTTAACACAAGGAGAATTATGCTAGAAGATTTGGCAAGCATTATTAATGCAATGTCTATTACAAGTGACTATCGAGGTGGCTGGAAATTACTTGAACCTACAATCGGATACGGGCATATCGTTACATTGACGTGGCCTAAATTTAAATTAAAAGTTGTGTCATTCAAAATGCCTGATGACTGGAACAATGAAACAGCATACGCAGAAATGATTCGTACTATTGATCCACTGTATGACGTTGATGGACAAATTATATGGCGCACAGTCAAGACAGAAAACACACGTGAATGGGATGGCACTGACAAAGCATTCGTTATAGATGTAGTTGACGCATTCCTGTCTGGTGAATGGACTCCACCTTGGAAGTGTGGGTTCTGCCAACAACGTCACAATAAAAAAATTACACCAAGGTGGTAACTAAGTACAGTGAGGTAGCAAGAACCTCGCGTCCAATCTTTTACGAGGTGTCATGGAATGATGACAAGTTTTATATACAAAGTAGTTGGACTGCCCATGTTGTATATGACACATGGAAGAAGATAGCACACAACAACAAACGCACAGTAGTAATCTCGTTATGCTCTGTGCTGTCACCGTACGCAAACAAAGCTTACAACGCACAGCAAATAGTACGATTACTGAATGGGTGCTGGGACTCTGACTTGATAGAACGAGAAGTCATTGTTTCAGGAGAGACTACTGATTTATTCAATAGAAATAAAGGAGGTGATTACAACTATGGATTTAAACGATTAACAATTTCAGCATTGCATTTAAATGATGATTTTAAAAAGGCAATAGAGTTTACATGTAGGGACATCTCATTACTGCAGTTGTGCTTTTCTGCACAAGCAGCAAATGTATTTAGTTCTGCCGTCAACCTTATGGATGAACGTGAGATAGAAGGAATACATCTGATTAAAAAGCACAGTAGAGCTATATACAAATTTATGAAAAGGGAGGGAGCTTACAATAGTAAAAGACACACACGGAGTAAACTGCGGGTGCCGTGATTGCCAAGAAACTAGACGCATCAACAAGCGTACTATCGACCTTATAGAATCAATCGGAACGATAGTTTTATGGGTGGTTATAGTATGCGTGTCTCTACTACTAAAGTAATACCTGAGAAGGCGTTACAACATCATGTCTACACATTAGCGATTACTCTTGGTTACACAGTCATGGAGACTGGTAAAGCGAGAGGTAAAAGCAAGTGCAGGTCATGTGGCTCAATGCAATATGCAACTGGCTGGCAAGGCAACACGCCGGGACTGCCAGACATTTATATACATTCATCAAGGTGGGGTAAAGGCATTGCCTTAGCCATCGAATTGAAAACAACAATAGGAAAGGTGCGGGATACACAACTTGAGTTAGAAAAGAAAGACAACTCATACATATGCAGAACTATGGCGGATGTCATAGATGCACTAACAATAACTGAACAACAACATGGCCAAGAACAAATGGTCACACGATTAAAGCAAGTGAAAGATATAAATGGATATTAATTACCCATGCAGTGAAGAGCGTATGGATTACGTTCTGCCTATGAAAGCACAAGACAAAGTCTACATTGCAGTACGCAAAGATGAAGACATGGTCCTTTCAGTTGATGGTAGCAACACATATACGTATGTGTTCTTAGGTGATACTCCAGAAGAATTGGCAGAAACTATTGCCAAGTACTTACCAGACTCAAATGACTGGAACGCAACTCCTATTAGTGTTTACGAGCTGCTAGATAACTGGCGTTCAGTTATGTACAAAGGAGAGCCAACACTCCTGATGGGTTGCTCCAATAGATTTGCAACAACATCTCTACTTGTAGAGAATGGACACGTGTATCCACATGTCTACCAGTTACTTACTTACCTTGTTGACGCAGAAGGAACACCGTACAAATACAACAATGCACTCGTGTGTTCTTCTACCCCACAGAAGTTACAGACAATCATGTTCTCGCTAGATAACGACACACTAGACAAGTTATTTACTGGCGAATACAAGATGATTACAGAGACCATGATACAGATCGCCAAGGTCAATCCAATTGTGTATTGTGATGGCTCACTATCGCACGTCGGTCAATCACTTGGCGTTTCACTACATTACAGAAAGATGAGAGATAACAATGTTCAATCCTAGAGATCACTTCATTAACCTAAAAGGCAAGCAGTACTTGCCTGTCGCTGCACGTATTGCTTGGTTCAGAGAAGACCATCCAGACTGGACAATCATGACGTATGCAGTACCCGATCTTTCGGGTGCTGACTACTGTACATTTGCAGCCGAGATTCACGACGCATCAGGCAGACTTATTGCTAAGGCTCATAAGACAGAACATGAGAAGCACTTTGCTGATTACCGAGAGAAGGCAGAAACGGGCGCTATTGGGCGAGCATTGGCCTTGTGTGGGTACGGCACACTGTTTGCTCAAGAACTAGAAGAACCTATTACACCAACTGGTGACATGCGTATCGTTGATGCACCACAACAAGCCAAGGCATCTACGCTTTCGGCTGGTAAGCAGTTTGCTTTAGAGTGTAAACGTATATGGGGTGCAAACATTACTCCACAAGATATGAAGCGTGTTTTTGCACGTCTCGCTGGACATACAGATACATCAGAACAAAACCTACGATTAGTTACAGAAGTACTAATGGGATTCAATACACCGGAAGAAGCAGAGTCGGTGTTCTTGGCAGAGGAGGATTAAATTGGACACAAGTAAATTTGACATTATTGGCGATGGTTACTACGAGATCGAGACCGGCGAATATGCCGGTCCAGTTGATGGCTGGTTAGGCGATGAACTTAAAACAGAAGATGACGTTCTTTTAGCTTTACAGCGTTTACTAAAATACGAGACTGAACTTAAGGCTGAAGAGTTGGCTATGCAGTCTGTCATCGACAGGTGCAAGCAACTTGTCAAAGACAAAGAGCGTAAAGTTCAATGGCTTAAGAATCGATATGGCGATCAAATAGCAGACTTTGCCGAAAAGCAACTGACTGGTAAAGCAAAGACATGGAAGTGTCCATGGGGTCAAGTTGCATTCCGTACAGTTCCACCATCGTTTACTATCCTAGATGAACAGAAGGCAGCTATGGTTATCCCACTGTCATGTGACGCTGTCGTACAGCAGTTCAAAGTGTACAAAAGTAAAATCCCGAAAGAGATACAACTCACATTGGTAGACGCGCATCCTGACTTGTTCTGCATTTCTGGATCCACAGAAAACGTTACGATTAAAACATTAACAGCCAGCGAGGTAGCAGATGAAAGATGAAATAGTACACATAGGTAGTCTTCCTGACTCAGTACACGTAAGCGATGTCGGCATTACATTTAGTGCCGACATTGACTTTGACCAGTGGTACAGGTTGATGATGACACTACAGCGGTTAGAGACTGCTTTCCAGTTTGGCATTGGCGATGTACTCAACTACGGCAGCATCAAGTACGGAGAGAAGTATAGCCAAGCCATGAGTGCTACTGGGTATGCATATCAGTCACTTGCTAACTGGGCGTGGGTGAGCAAGTCTATCCCCATAGAAAACCGTATGTCCGGCTTAAGTTGGACACACCACAGAATAGCTGCATCACTTCCAGTTGACCAGCAAGTTAGTGCGCTATCAATGGCTATGACGAAAGACATGTCTGTTGGTCAATTTAAAGACGAAGTAAAAGGAGTTTCAGAACACAAGGAAATACCAACAAAGTCTGTGGCGATACCAGCAGGATGGACAGTAGACGATGTGAACAAAGCACTAGATCTTATAAGCACGTCACCTATCCCACTTGCAGATGTATACGAAGCGGGACTTACAAAATTATCAGAAGAAGAAGTGAAGGTGCAAAGGTACTGCGACCAATGCCCATATAACAACTAGAGGTAGTAATGATTACAGTATTCAACGGCAAGTCGTTTGGCTTGTCAGGTGAGCGTTCGTCTGGCTTTGTTCAGATAGACCGCTTACTCGTAAACCACATAACGTCATTTACTCCATCAGGGTTTGTAGTGTTTATGGCATTGGTAATGCATGTAGACAATGATGGCTACTGCTGGCCAAGTATCAAGAGACTTGTTGAATGTACAGGGTTGTCTGAAACTACAGTCAAGACAGCACTGCACTACCTAACAGGCATGAAGATAAACGAGAAGAGACTACTTGAAGTCAATGGGCGAACTTCTCCTAATGGGAGAACAACTAGCAATGGCTACAAGTTATTCCCTGATTCAGTTGATCATGACCCAGACGTGAAAGTTACATCAGTCAAGCAAGCTAGAGCAGATGCTGTAAAGGAAGATGATCCAGCATTCCCTTTATATAAAGCATTTAAGCGAGCACGGTGGGGAGAAGTGTCTGAGGAGGCAATCACAGATAAGGAGTGGAAGGATGTGCGTCTAACCATATGGCAGATGCACAAGGCTGGAGTTACAGCAAAGAGTGTAGTCGAGCGCGTGAATACACTAAAGAGTAAGTGGACAAACCACGAGATGGTTACTGTTCGTTCGCTATGGAAGCATTGGGAAACACATGCTGTGCCAACGTACACAATACCAAAGACGGTCGTAAGAATAGAGGACTGGTTCAATGACAGCAACGGATAAATTACTAGCGATTCTTTCGCAACTACCTAGTTCTATTCCATGGAACGATACAAGCGAGACAGTTTATCGTGTGGCCATAAATGGCTTGACAGACGAAGACATTAAAGGTGGAGCACAACGACTACTTACACGGAGTAAGTTCCGTCCTACTCCATCAGAGGTGTTACTTAGCGTGGCTGTTGAAAAGTTTGGTGATGCTCAACCGCACATGATTACTCATGACATTAACGAGGGCATAAGGACAGGTGCTGACCCTAATAAGCTTCACCCTACCGTTGTACTTGTCCTAAAGAAAACTGGTGGTTACAGAGCATGGAGAGTTGAATCACCGCTCAAAGGTCAGCAATTACAAGAAGTAATCAATGAAGTACACATTGTTCGGTTAACGGAATACATCAATGAACTACGAAACAAAAGCTAAAAGCCTTGGCTTTAACATAGAAGTTCCATCGGACGTTATGAGTGAGCAATCACTTATAGCGTCTGTGCTTCTTGGTGGCAGGAAGTTATTCAAGAACGTCTCTAACATAGACAAGGGTATGTTCTACAGGGTCTCCCATAGCCTCATATGGGAGGCGTATACATCTATTGACGCATCTGGTCAAGACATCGATATCGTGACCGTGAATGAGGAGCTGACGAAGCGCAACGCACTTGAAGCATGTGGTGGACTAGGCTACATCATGCAGTGCGCAGAACTATTACCTACTACCTCTAACTATGAGAGTTACGTCAAGTTAGTTGTTGAGTATCACAGACGCAGGGAGATCATCTTTGCATCTGAACATGCTAGTAAACGTGCCTCAATCGGCGATGACAGTATCGACACAATCGTTACTGATTTAAATAAATCTGTTTCTGGGACCTATTCCGGAAACACCACGGAAGATTTATCTAAATTAATTTTGTCGGCATCTGACACAGCCATACACCGAGAAGAAGATGAGACAACGTTTAGTGTAGCCAGCGGGTTTAATGAAGTAGATTCTGTAACAGGAGGATGGCGTGATGGTGAGTTAATCATTGTAGGTGGACGACCTTCTATGGGTAAGTCTAGTCTTGGGTTGCAGTATGCATGGAACGCTGCTCGTTTCATGCGTCAACTAGATGAGAAGGCAGGAGTCCTTATTGTTAGTGCAGAGATGTCTAAAGACATGGTCACTGCACGTATGTTGTCGATCTACAGTGAAGTAGACAGCCAAGTTATTCAGACGAAGAAACTGAATAACTACCAGAAAGATAAGCTACACGGTGTAGCTCAGGAGGCTAAGTCACTTCATGTCAGAATTGTCGCAGATAAAACTGTCACCCTTGGAGGAATCCGAGACGCCATTAGGGATACGCAAAAATCTTTTCATGTTGGCTTGGTGGTTGTTGATTACCTACAGATGATTGCAATGCCATCGTCATATAAGTCAGAGAACAGAACTCGTGACATCGGTGTAATCAGTCGTGGACTCAAGGACATAGCCCGTGAGTACAAGTGTCCAGTGATTGCATTGTCGAGCCTGTCTAGGGCTGTAGAGCAAAGACAGGATAAGCGACCAATGATGTCTGACCTTAGAGAGTCAGGAGACATTGAGTCGGATGCTGACGTAATCCAGTTCATATATCGAGCTGGGTATTACGAGCGTAGTCAAGATGGACAACAGGAAGAAGAAGACAAGGCAGAGATCATAACAGCGAAGAACCGTAATGGTAAGACTGGTATGTCACTGCTGAAATTCCAATCCAAGTTTGCTAAGTTCAGCGACTTTATCCTTGGTGAGTTCGACCTTTAAGAAAGAAAGACTTTCTTGTTTTCCGAGTTGACTGTCAGTGTTTTACCTAAGACTTTAGCGAGGCTACGTATAGAAACATACGTGACGTTGTTACGTTGAATGTATTGCACTGGCAGTGGCTTTCCGTCAAGCGAAGGACCTTCAGTTCCCCAACCTAAACTTGTGTCAACTTCACTCTTGTCCATAAACAACTCCAAGGATTTACGCAATGGTGCATATGTCCTACCGTTCTCGACAAGGGCTTCAACAAACTTATTGTTGGACGCATTACATATCTTCCAGTCAACATCAGGCGTAACTAAACTCCAAGGCTTGATGAAGAATACATTAGACTTATTGCGACCACGATATAGATTAGGTCGCCTAGCAACCATGTAACCGTTACGACTTCCATCGTTGTTGCTATTTCCCTCAACGGAGATTAACGCCCCGTCTTCATTACGACCTGTGACAATACCGATGTGATAAGCATCATCACCAGTAACCAGAAGTACGATGTCACCGGGTGAACCTTGCGCTTTAAGAACACCGTGCTTGCGAGCACTACTAAGCCATACGTCACAATCAGCACTAAAACATAACGGCCAGTCAAGTCCACTTTGATCCTCCCACTCCATAGCAACTCCGCTGACAAATGAAGCACACCAGAAACTACCGATAGGAGCACGGACGTTTGTATTCCAACGATCAATTAATGGACCGCGATTACTTCCAGTAGGTGACTCCTCTACACCTACATACTTATTTGCTATGTCAATAAATAACTTTCCTAAATCAGACATCTACTTATTCCTTGATACCACTACCTGCTGGATTGAATAAACCACGTACTCCAGATTCTCCGACAACATCAGCGGCAGACTTTGGACTGAGTGATTTCAGTTCCTCTTCAGCTTGCTTGTATCTAGCACTGCCACCAACTCGTTGACGTAACCATTTCTGGTAGTCATCATCAAACTGAGTTGCTCCAGAACCAAAGAAGTTCATGATGAACGGAATGATGTTCTGCCTTGAGATGTCTTCCGAAGAAAGCTCCGTTCCCATACCAGAGTCAAAGTTACGGGTAGACATATATTCCATATCAGAAAGCATGTCCTTTGTATTGACGTTGTTCAATGCATCAATAGCAAAACGTGTCATCTTATCTGGCATGGCCTTCTTGATGTTTTCCTCAATGGTTAAGTACCCCGGTATGTATTTAGCACCGTCAGGTACTCCATACAGGCGAAGGTCAGGGTCAGACTTTAACTGCTTGACATATTCCTCATAACCTAAATGACTTTCAAATGCTGGCTTGCCAGTAAAGTCACGCCCAGTAACACCTTCTTTGATATTAGCTGCAAATGGAGCAAGCATATTTAATCCAAACTGCTTTACCCAGTACTCAATGTTTTCCGGTATGGAATGAGTACGCCATTTGGTAGATGCTCGTCCTGCCTGTCGTATAGCTCTACCTTGCGCACCCGGTAGGGTTTGCATGTACGTTGTACCAAGTATGTCTACCTTCATCATTCCGGAATCATCTAGAAGCAACTCGTCGTACATTTCTTCCCAGACTTGTGCCTTTAACTGCACCCCACCAGATGCAGCTGCCAATGCAGCAAGAATCTTTGGAGATCTAGTAATAACTTGTGTTGCTTTAGATGAAAGGTATGCCGAAAGCCACTTCTTGGTTACATACCACTTAACCTCAGAACTCCAGCCACCTTTGTCTTGACTTAACCAGACCTTATCTTCAATGTTAGTGTTGGCAATCTTATCAAAGCCAAAAGTTTCTGCGACATTGTTGACTGCATGTTTACCAAGTGTGTACACAGGACCTAACGGACTAAGCACTAACCTAGACTTGGCGTACTTGGTAGAGATTACAGCCTTTGCCATAACACTTTGAAGTCCAGCAATCTTTGCATTCTCTGATGGTGAGCCACCATCATTACCAGTCATAAAGTTAATTGCTTCAGCATATTCACGGCGCAACATCTCGCGATAGTTGTCAGCCGTCATGTTTAACTTAGCTGGAGGTATGACGTTCTCCGTAGCTTGATACATCTGCTGGAATGCCGAAATGATTGCAAGGTCTTTATACAAAACGTTTGCTCTTTCAATTGCACTCTGCATAGGTATTATCTTGCGAGCAAATTCTCCTGACCCATAGTAATCACTCATACGCATATGCAATGGAATGTCTTCAGGTCTAATGTTTGGATTATCCTGAAGTGCTGCTTGGTAAGTCCTGTAGTGATCTAAGTATTCAACTCCAAGTCCATAACTTGCAAGCCTGTCCATAGATAGATCAGGCACTTGCTCTATCAACTTAGCCATCTGTAAGTGTACGTACTTGTCACCAAACGATGTATCACCATGTTGAGCAAACGGATCTGACCCAGCCCTAAACACGACGTTCATGTCTGGCGTATTTGGCAGTATTGCTGGCAGCGCACTCATTGCCCATGCCATAGATCCAACCTTCCTATGCTTGATCATATACATGAGGTCCGACATAGGATTTGCAATCAACCACGCTTGGTTAGAAGCAACACCAATATCACGACCTAATGCAAGTACACGAGTCAAAGTGTTGAGTTCATCAAGTAATTTTGCACCTTTTGATATTGAATTCGTAGAGGTATCTCTTATTGCTTGAACCATTTTGTCGCCAGCACGTACTTGGACAATACCGCTCTTGTCAGCATCGATTACAAGCTGAGTCGAAGACAGCGTTGGGTCACTAAACACTTCCGTGTTACCCTGCTGGTCAATCATTGCTTCATCAATAACACCAACTGGCCCATTAGCCTTAGCCTCATCAACGGTTTGATTAGATACACCTAGAGAAGAGAACATATCTTGTGGGTCAAACCCACCAGAGAACACAGAGTTTCCAAACTTCTCGTCACGTCCGGGTGTTGGGCTTTGTTGATTTGCGGCGTGGCTAATACCTGCAAGGATGCCATCCTCACCCTTCTCCATATCCTCATGGACAAGTATCTTGGCAATGTGTACTTCAGGTAACGCTACTGGTAGAGTGTCGCCGATGTGGGGTTTCATTCCACCAAGTCGTCGCTCAATGCCAACGACTTCATTTCCACCAATACCTAAATCAGTAATCTCAATGGTGTTGTCTTTTAAGATGGTTATCTTTACATTACGTAGCACTGCTGCATCGTAATTAGCCTGTCCCGTCATAGCCTTAAGGACTTCATCGAAATCCCTAAACTTCTGCTCTGGAGATAATGTTTGTTTTACTGATGGATTATTAGGATCATAACCCCAGCGGTGAGGAAGAGAAACAGTCACGACTGCTGATGTACCCGGCTTACGCTTAGATAAACCATCAATAGTGTTTAGTAAAGTTTGAGCAGACGCCTCTGGTATTTTTATTAGAGCTGCTCTAATACCAGCAATCCCATACTTAAACCTAGACTCATACTTAGTCTTCACGTTATCCGTAAGTTCTTTATCAGGGTTGTAACATAATGCTCCAGCCTTATTAAAGTTGGTGGACTTCTCAGGGTTACGTGAAGAACGGTCAATACTAGAATAGGCCGACCGACCTTGCCCTTGTTTTAACGCAACCCACTTAAGGTCTCCGTTGTTATCACGCTTCTGTGTGACAAACGCTATTTCACCAGACGCCTTGTTAACTGCAATGTGATACGTAGACGGCACTGCTGAGTTGGCATCACGGCTGACTGCGCTTGTGTCAGATCCGGATGCTCTTACGTCATGCCTTAGCACGTACCATGGGCTAGATTTCCTGAACAGGTAGATTGAATCAACTAACTGGTACTCGCCTCTAGATTTCAACGCTGTGGCCCTGTGGCTGATATCGACACTGAGAGCTTGGGCAAACGCTGATATTGCTGTGTACTCTTGTGAAAACGGATTTGCTGCAGCTTCCAACACATCAGCTTCACTCATGGCTTTGCCTAATCTATTCTGAGATTGAGCATATGCTTGCACAGCGAATGTAATGATTGCACGTTGGTTATGCGCTAGTGGTACTGGATCATCTCCATCAAAACCTTCAACAACATCTTGTAGGTTCTGTGCAAATGCTGAAGCTCCAGTATCGCCGTCAGCATCACTGATAAAGTTGACGGAACCCTTTGCAAAATCACGAGCAATAGTAAACGCACTATCCATAGATAGGGCTACACCAGTCGGCATTGATTCATCAGTTGCTGATTCTATAGCTGATAACGCATCCGAAATAAATGTGTCATCATAGCCCTTGCGTTGTAACTGCTGACCAAATTCAACAACACTGCGTGACTTGACTAATGCCTCACCAATGTCATTCAACTCATCCGCTGAGTCAAAGTCTTCAGTTAAACGACGAGCAAGCCTCGATAACGTATAGGATGTAGGATCTCCATCCCCTGTGCCCTCACCCTTATTTAAATAAATTGGAGCAGAAGAAAGAATATTGCCACTCTTGTTACCAAAGAAGCTAGAGATATGAACATTTGTTGTATCTCCTGATGTTTCACTTTTAGAAGATAAGACAATAGGTCTGTTGTCAGCAGGACGAATACCGAATAGTGATGTTCGTAGATTCTCCATGCCTTGTCTAGCATTGTCTATTTTCTTCTGCACTTCTTCTTGTGCTTTTTGATCATCGTGACCTATTGCTTGCTTAAGTCCATTGTTATAGACAATGGAAATTGCATCAGTAGTAGTGTCAGCTACGGCAAGAACATTTTCAGCAGAGTTTACTTTACTAGTCGCAATAGCTTTAGCAATAGGGCTTTCTGAATACGCTCTTCTTATCTCGTCTAATCTATCTTGGGCTTCTTGAGCATCTTCAGGACTGCCGTTTTTAATAATAGAATTCAGGTCACTGACTTCTTTACTGCTAACTCCAAATGTTGTACCGGCAACATCAGGCATTAATCCCGGTGCTGGACCAGACATAAACGCATAACCCTTTAAGATGCGCTGTTGTCGTTGATCAGCCATGCCCATCAAGACTTGTTGTGCTTCTGATACACGACCGTAGGAACTGTATAGGATTCCTGCTACAGTTGGAGATGCAGACCCACTGCTTCCACTAACGCGAACGTTTGGTTGCATAGCAACAACATCGCCGTACGTTATGTATCGTTTCCGCTTGCCACCTTCAGTGTCAGCTTCAACCACATATGCATACTGAGGACGCTTGTCTTTAATAGGTACTCCACCTACCGAGTTAACAGGCATTCCCGTATCTGACACATCCATCTCAAACCAGTTCTTATTTTTCCCGCCAGTCGCAACTGGCTTTATACCCTTTTGCCTAAGTTTGTTGAACGTGTCGCTTTTACTGTCCACGAAAATCAATGACCGGTGAACTCTGAATGGCATATCAATATGCTCAAATCCACCGAACTGTCCAAATATAGACGGTCCACGCTTTACATCAGTAAGGTCAGCGTCAGAACCAATGTTGTTCTGTGCTAATCCATCTGGTGTAGCAGTCAATGGTTGAAGGACATTTTGAGCACGTGTACTACGGTCAGTGAATCGCAATGTCCAGCCAGACATCATAGGTGTTGCAATTGGATTACCACCAGCATCTACATGGAAGAACGACTTTCCTCCAAGTGTCCACCTGTGACTAGAACCCGTCTCCGCACCAACCCAGTCTGACTGAACCGTGTTACCACGGGTCATTACACCAATGGCTTGATTCAATGCAATACCAAGCCTAGACATGGCGCCTGATGCATAGTGAGCAATGTTAGAGTCATCACTGTAAATCAGTGGATCTTGCATTGCAGTAGACATCAGGTAACTAACAACAACTTCATTAATGGTTGGGTCTGTATAAAGGAAGCTATTTGTGTCGCCATGCATATCTACTGTGTAGTGATACTCAAGCTCGGCTAATGACTTTCGTGCCTCATCAACCTCGTCTTCTGTTCCTTCTGCTATCACCTTCTTAAGTTTAGCAATCTCTGCGTTGTAGTCCGACAATTCCGTGGTCACATTACGTAAAGCAGCACTGAGCGAGTTGTTTGTTTTGTCACCAAACATTGCTAATGCATTCTTTGCGATGCGCAGTTTGTCATGCAATGGCATCGTGTGATACACGCCATGGAACAACTCGTGACCAACACTAAGTGCATTACGACCAGCGTTCTTATCCTTGTTAATGTGTAACATCAGGTTCACGATTGCTCGTTGTGAACCCGGTATCTCAATGACTGGACCAGTAGTAAGGCTTCCGTAACTCCCACGAATTAAACTTGCTTCAGAGAACTGATCGACAGCAGCAGATGACATATTGACTTGTGCGTTTGTCGTATAGAAGTCATGCACCAACTGAGCCATACGATGCGTTGATAGCCATTTACCGAACTGGATACCGTACTCTTTGTTGACTTCACGGAAAGCTCCTGCGACAACAGAGTTTGCATCCTTACTGAACTTTTTAGTTCCTGTATCAACTAACAACGTGCCTGTATCTTGGACGTGATCGTAAACTTCCTGCATTGCAGAACGAATACCGGGATCACTTTCTGCTTCCATAGCAGATCGGATTAACTCGGAATAGAACTTCTTGGCATCAACACTGTTGCCAGTCTTTAACTCATATTCCATATGACGTACGGCATAACCATGAGCATGTACATCCCACATATCTGCATATGTGTTAGCCATGTCATCAACCATTTGATTCAAACCTGCGTTACTAAACTCCTGACCACCAGTAAGCATGTCTTTAATAACAGCGACCATAGAGTCCCTATTTAAACCACGCTGTTGATTTAATCCGACACGTGCATTACCTTGCTCGTCAGTAGTGTAGGTAACACCCTTGCCTTTGACTTCTCCGTCAATGCCCTTTTCAACTACACTTCTCGGAGGGGATGCACCCATAAGTGCCTGTGCTCCGGGTAATGGTAAGGTCCATACCTGATCAGCAATGGAGCGTTGGTTGAAAGCCTTAAGCCAAGGAGCAGCATCGGACAGTATCTGACGGCTAACTGCTAAACGCTCTTGTGATACACGACTACCCGTGCTGGCTTGTACTGCGTTATCTGCAGTCATATCTACAAACTGGCTAATAACATCCTGTGGCAATAACCGTACGCCACCTTGCTTTACAGATCCATCACCAGATGGCAAGCTTCCTGCTTCTTCAAGGAATCGCTTAGCAGCAAGACTAACCTTTTCAGGAGACGTGTTGCGAGCAATGTACTCCTTGTTAATAGCAGCAGCAGTTTCAGCTGCACCGGCAATTGCATCCTTGGTAGCGGCTTTAGCCATGTGAGACACAAAGCCTTCGACCTCAGTACCAACTTGCAATATGTAGTCTGCTGGATTCTTCTTATAAGCATCCTCAAGGCGATCAAGAATATCTGTTTCATTATCCTCAAGATACTTACGTGCAGCTGGACTAGTTTCTCCCAAGCGGGTAAAGATGTCGTTGTACATCGACTGCGGAGTAATGTCTACATCTGTCGTAATGTTTTGAAGCGTTTGCTTCATGCTGTTGTTTAGGCCTGTTAAGTCGTCGATGCCATTATTCTTCAACACGCGAGCAACGTCAGAAAGAGTTAACTTACTATTAGGGAAACGTACGTCACTAAAGAATTTATCAAATACCGTTGAGTCCAAATCCTGAGATGCAAGATTGCTGATAATTTCTTTCATTGCTGCAGGATCACCACTGATCATGTCCATTGCATGTTTCAATTCAGTGATAGATGTATTAGGGTCAGCAGATTTAGCAACAGTTGTTTCAATAACTTTGCCACTTACCTTTTTGGCAAACGTTTCTAATTCAGTGTTGACTTTTTCCCTATAAGCTTTAGCGTCATACTTTTTACGAACTCTAGTTAAAGGAGAAACCTGAGAAGCAACATGCCTAAAATCTTCAGCAAACTGCCGTTGACTCGTAGGCATTGTTCCAGTTCGCTGAGCATCTTTTAACTGGGCTTCTACTTCAGCCTGTTGCGCTGGAGACATAAAGCTGACGGATGCCCAGAAGTCATTTGCTGTTACGCCAATGTTTTTCAAGCGAGTACGCAACGTAGTACTGACGTGTTGCATTTGCACTGCGCGTTGAACAACAGCAGCCTCCATCGCAGCCTTTTCAGTTGCTGGTAAATCTAACTTACCAACAATGTTACGCACATGAGTTTCAAGGCGTCCGCGACGCCAGCGATCCAGTGCTTCAGTTGCAAGAGTATTGACTGTGTTTGCATAAACCTTGCGTCCAGCTTGAGTCATACCTTCAGACATATGAGAAACAAAGTCATCAGTGTAATTGACTGCTACGTCACGATCTTTATTCCAACTAATCATTGCGTCTAAAACAGCATTCAACCTAGTAATCTCATTGATCTCTAAAGGTCGATCTATATCAAATGTCAAGACGGCATGAACAAGGTTGTCGCGTACTTCAGGAGTTGCATTAGCAAACGCTTCTCGGTAAACACGACCAATAGTGTTTGGTGTAACGCTTAAATCTCCGAGAGCATACTCAAGGTGATTCTGCGCAGATTCAATTGTAGTTGACTCAATAGCACGTTGATAAATCAAATCAGGTGCAGGGTTAGTGCTATCAACAGGCAGTGGCGCAGCAGGAGTTGCATCAGCAGGTGTTGTGTCTAATGGTGCGGTTACTGGTTGACCGTTCTCGTCAAGTACTCCGGGTATACCAAATCCAGAAGACCCAAAGTCTGTCATGTCTACAAATTCAAAACGCTCAGCATTAGGTTGGAATTGATGTCCAGACACCTCATGAACAGGACGTAGTAAGTCAGGGTGAACTATTGCTGCTGTTTCATCTAAACGATCCTGCAACGCAACGTGAACTCCGTCCTTATCTATTCCTAAAACGACAGCACGTAATTGACCTTCCGGTATACGGGATGGCCTAGATATAGCACCAAGTTCATCAGTCGAACTATTGATGAGCACAACGTCACCAGCAGTAATCTTACTACCGCCGGTCTCAGTTCCATCGTTATAACGAACATCTGCAGGGTCTTCAATTTGACTTAAGGCTCGCAGTACTTTTGCAACCTTTTGCTCAAACTTCTTTTGCCCAACTTCAAGGTCTTCGTTATTTTGTAATCGCTTATCCTGCTTGCGTAAATGGTCCTCGTACATCTTTTCAAGATTGTTTTGATCACGCGCATTAATGTAAACACGTCGTGTAGAGGTGACGTCATCGCCAAGTTGAACGTCAATAAATTCACGATCTTTAACGTTAGCAAGCTGCGTTGTTAAATTGTCCGCATAAACTATTCCAGCGACACGTTCCATACGTGTATCGATTGGAGTCATTAGGGTGTCCGTATTTTTTGTAGACCCCATAGATTCTTTGCGAACTCTGATCACGCCACCAGTTGGTATTTGATACGAATAGAATTCATTGGTCTTGTTGATTAAACGTGCAGGGATAACCTTGCCACCACCAACGGCAACCTGATGTGGGAACTGTGCCCTATCAACGGTTGAAAAGTCAGTAGAGGAATAGATAGCGCCGTTGTTGTCACCGATATCCGATCCGCCAAACTCTCTATTGATTGCTTCTAGTTGAGCAATGATTTTCTCTTTACTAGATTCAGGCAGAGTCTCGTTAAGTTCTCGGCGACCAACTCGATATGTACTATCCTCTAAGCCGGGTCCACCACTTAATGACTTTGTAACGACGGGGCCGTCAGCATCAAAACCACGTATATGATAATCAAATACTTTATTGTCCGAACCACGATGGCTCCAACGGATATCAATGTTGTCACGGCTATTAAGAGTCGGGAGACCTTTACGTAAATTATCCGGAGTTAGATTGTTTACGTCTGTGGTAATAGCCTGTGGTGTAAGTTGTCTATTGGTTGGGTAATCAACATCGTCAGTAAGACCAATGCGACGCAAGCTATCATCGTAGACAATGCGCCTTAAACCATCTGGAGTTGTAACCATCATGCTGGTGTAGGGTAATGGTCTACGTTTATTGTCAGCAGTCTTTTCTAACTCAGTTTTTGTAAGAGGTTTCTTGAGTGACTCTTGCATTGCCAAACGAGATTTCAATGCAGCAGTCCACTCACGTGTAACTGTAGAGAATCCTTGCAGTGGGCCAGTAATTAAATCGTGTACTGCCAAGTCAGCATCTTGACGTCCAGCTACGGGAGCATAACCAAACTGACTTAAGGTTGCATCTTTTGGTTGCTCTCCAAGTCTGTCTGCAATTGTTTCACCAACACCTTTAATTGCACGTCCAACATTAAAACGTTCTTTAGGTCCCTGCATAGGTGGAAGTGGTGCAGTTACAGATTCTTTTTTATACTTGCCAGCATCAAGAACACGTCCAAGGATAACTCTATCTAAAGCAGGATTCATTCCCTGTGCTATACGCCTTGCTTCAGTCATGTCCTCAATGTCTTGAAGTGATCGAACATCTGGCCTATCTGGAAATTGTTCTTTGCGACTTTGCGAAACATACGCCAAAGCTTGATCATAGGATAAGCCACTACTTCTGACCAAGTAGTCTATTAATGTAGATTCCTTTTGTAGTTCTTTGCGTAATGCATTAGACTTTTGGGTTACTTCTAAAATTGCACCTGTGCCAACTTCAGTTGTGTCAAATAAGTTGTTGAACTTTCCGAGAATACTATCTTTGTGTGGTGAGCTAAAAGCAACTTGCGCAACGGTGTCAATGACATCGTACGCACTGGGCATTTCATATCCCTTTTTAGTCTTTTCATCATATGGATTAATGGCTGCAGCAGTAGCCTGTACGCCCAGTGGGACAGCACTCTGTAGTGCGTTCATAGCCATAGGCTTTAGGTAATCTTGCGCTACAGGCGTATCGCCTAACCCAGCACTCCAGATTTTTGCACGTGATAACGGTGTAATTTTCCCGCCATCACCAATAGCGCGAGCAGCATCTAACCCTTGACGGATTGACTGCCGTACACCGCGCACCCCTTGCTTTATCTCATTTATGTCTGCGCCTTTAACAACTTTACCAGCGGTATTTAAGGAGACGCCTAAAGCTAATCCTGCTATGTTGAGTAATGTGTTTGACGGACCAGAAAGTTCAACTGCTGATGCTGATTGAGATTGTGCTCGTTCTCTAAGAGCTTTATTGTTTAACGCTTCTTGTGAAGCACCAATTGGATTTCCAATTACATTCCATAAAGGATTTTTTGTTAAAACTTCAGTAACGCCGGGTGCTAAGCCAGTAGTAAGTTCTGCTGCATTAAATGCAGCCGGAGCAATTCCTTTGACTGCACCAGCACGACGCAACCCAGCAAATAGTCCACCGGTAGCAATATCTGCTGCCATACTTGGAACACCAAGCGCTGCTAACTGAGCAGCTTGAAAACCTACGGCTTCGTTTTCATCTTCAATTGGCCTGAAGTAAGCTTCACCGTATTGCTCAGGAGTAACTTTCTTTGCCAAGTCCATTTGCACTGCGAGGTTAGGATTATTGTAAGATCCGGGACCGCCAGCAGTCGCTGCAAATCCTCGTACAATTGGTCCTGCAGCCCTCATCATTCCGTCTTTAACAGGGTTAGCTACAGCACCAAGGGAGCCAAGAGCGCCTTCCCAGCCTTTTACAAGGCCTTCGCCTTGCCCTCGTAATGACGGGCCAATTGTTTCTGGAACAAGCTTAACATCGTCATACGCAGTGTATGCAGGTGTAGGGCCTTTTTTTAACTGCCCACCAATAGCCTGAGATTTTGCTTGACGTTCAGATATAACATCGTTAAGGTCTCGCTCCCAGTTGTAGTTACCTTCTTTGTCAATAAATGAAGACCGGTTTAACGCAGACTCTTTACCAGTTACAGGGTTTTTAAATTTAACTACAACTTTGTCTGTGTCAATGACGGGACGACGTGATGTTTCTTTAATAGTTTCCGTATAAGCCGATAACCGTTTTTGATAAGCGTCATTAGTAAGCAAGCCGTTTTCACGAGCAGCAGAAAGAACAGCACGAGTATCTTTAGTAATGATAGAAGCGTAATCAGGATTTGTTTTAGTTACCTTTTTTGTGGCAGCATCAAACCTAGATAACCATAACTGTAACTTCTTTTTTTCTGCAGCTGTTAACGGCTTTGCCATCTAGATCCCCTTACTGTTTATCCGCTTTACGTGGTTTACCAGTTGTCATGTTTGCATCACTCGCATCTCCAAGATACGCGCCTAAAACTGGATGTCTATTTACATATTCTTTTCTGAGATTGTTCCATCTATCATTTAACCCTGCAATTGCAGTTTGATCTCCGTTGAGAGTTGCTTCGATTACATCTTCTCTAATCTTCTGCATTCTGGCTTTCATATTTTGAACAGCCGGAAATGCAGGGCTACCCTTAGATAATGCAGGTAGATTAGATTGTGCACGAGAATACGTTCCACCAGTAGAAGATACACCAGTAATTCGTTGCTCAGCAGAGTCAATAAATTTGAAGTAACGGTCCAAATTGCTGTCAACAATTTTTGCTACACTGGCTTGTATTTCATAAAATGGTTTTTTGGATTTAACTTCTGCAGCTGCTCGACGAGAAGATGCTTGATGCATGGCAGTAGTCGCTTTTGTATTTGCTACACTTACATCATGCTCTTCTTCTTTCATAGTACGACCCTTGCCGGTCTCATAAGAGTATTTACCAGCTTCACGCTCTTCAGCTTTAGCTGCATAACCGGCTAATGCCTCTGCTCGTTTCTCTGCATCGCTTTTGTATCTGCGATCAGTAGTTGATGTTGCATCTTCAGTCAATGCTTTACGTACATCAGCAGGAAGAAACGTCGGGTCATTTTGAAATCTCATACCCATCCGCTCAAGGATATGAGGTATCAGTTCACGTTTATTGCCGTAGTTCATTGCGCTCAGTTCTGACTCTAGGAATGCTGGATTAAGAGCACGTTCCCTAAACTTACCAGCAACTGTTGGTAACCACTTACTAGGATGCAATGTGTCATCAATAGGAAATGTAAAACCTTCGCCAGCCTTCTTAATTAACCGATCAACTTCTTTATCAACTTCAGGTGTTAAGTCACCAAGTTGTGCGTAGTCGAGATAATCTTCTTCAGGAAAGAATCGCTTAGTTAACTTACCACGTGACTCATCCCACGTTGGTGGAGGTGGCGTAGCAGGTCTTGGCGCAACCATAGGTGACCTTGGTGCAGTAGTCGGAAGAATGAATCCACGACTTCCAAGCATCGATGTGTCTGGTAAAAAATTACGCGCTGCATTTGGATCAAATGGATACGGTTGCTGTTGTTGCGGAGCAGCCGGACGTGGAGGCACATTTGCACCCATTGGAACATTAGGCATACCAATCATTGGCGGAGCAATAAAAGGTAAACCAGAAGTCTGAGCAGGTGGTGGAGGTGGAGGTGGTGATTGCACAGGTACCGAACGTAATGGGCCACCAGCGGGTAATGCCACACCAGTATCAGTAGGTTCATTGGCAGGGCCAGCAACAGCGCCAGTAGTACCAGTAACTGGAGCAGCTACACGACTAATACGCTTAGGACGCTCAGGAAGCGCACCCTTTGGCGCAAACGCATCTATGTATGGGTTCCAATCCTGTACACCAAAAGACCTGTCTGCTTTTAACAACTCTTTATTAGTGGAGAGAGCGGACTCATAGTTGCCGCGAGATCTCATTAACTCTTTATAGGCTTCTTCTTTTTTTAAGAAATCTCTAGAGTCAATAGCGTTATAGGCTGTTACAGCCCCTTCGTATTTTACTTTTGCTTCAGCAATAGGAGATAGGGTACTGCGAATATATTGACTCTTGCGATTCTCTTCTTCTTTTTTGCGTTCCTGTTCAAGGCGCAATAGTTCTGCTTTACGGTCAGCTTCTTGTGTAGTCGCACGATTAGCAGCATCTCTATTCCATTGTTGAGATTCATTTTGTTGGCCTAGTTGATAAAGCTTCTCAGCTTCCTCACGACTGCGGTCAATTGATTCTCGTTGAAATGCTCGGCGTTGTTTACCTGCCTCAGTCATTCCACCTAGTAAGGCTTGTAATCCGGCGTTAAATGCCATTCCACTCATACTAGAATCCTCCTATGTAATCAATTGTGTTAGTCATTGGATTCCACATGTATCCATATGGAATTACTTCACCATTTGGAGCCATGCCCGGTTTTTGTTCACGGCTGCCCATACCCATATTTCGCAATCGGTCATTAAAAACGTCACCTTGTTTTTTACGTTGAGCAAGATCTTTGTCTTGTTGACGCATCTCTGCTTGGTTGCCAAAATAGCCACCAAGCAATTGCATTAGCTGAGCATGTTGTGCATCTGCTGCGTCACGCGCAGCCTGTTGCGCAGCACCAATCTGTTGACCGTACTGTGCTACGTTATTGTAATTGTTTGTTGCTCCACTCAATGCTTGATCTGCGGATGCAATACCTGTCTGATATGCGTTTCCAGCAGCCTGTGCAGCACCAGCAATTCGAGCAGGTTCAGCAGACTCATAGTTACTTACATAGTCTGACATCGACTTGGCAATAGCAGAGTTAGTAGCATTACGGGATGCATCTAAAACGCCTTGTTGTTGACCACCATATAAACCACGAGAGCCAGCGCTACGAGATGCAGCAGCTGATGATGCATCGCCCTGAGCCTGTAATATTCCTGCTAATGGGCCAAGGTTTTTGTACATCGACGTACTTGTTACTGGCTTAGTAGCAGCTTCCATTGATCGCTGTTGCAGTTTTTCATATGTAGGACGCATACGATCCGCTTGTGCTCGCTGGTCCTTAAACAACTGCTCGTGATACATTGCTTGTCGCCGAGAGTTATTTTGTGCTGTTTTTTGTGCTTCAAGGTAAGGATTGTTTTGTTTAAACATTCCCTTTAAAGCCATACCACCAAATTGGCTTAATAAGCCTATTGTCATTGGATCCATAATGCCTCCAGTTTACTACACTACTGCTTTATCAAGCAGCGCTATCCATCCTTGAGAACCAGCAGAATTTACTATTGATAACCATGTTACGGTTTCGTACTGCTTAGTCAACCCTGTCCATGTAGAGTAATTCCATAACGTATTACCAGTCTGTGCAACAAACGTAATAGTGTTTGCAGATGAATCCATTTTAATTACTGTTACTGTTTTTCCATACCCAGAACCAGTAGTTGGCAACGTAATAGCAAAACCAGCAGTTGTTGCATCACAAACAATTATCTGTGGTGCATAACCTAGTTCTGTAGCAGCACTAGCAAACTGCACTTGACTAAAAGCTGCGTCATATGGAACAGGTTTTATGCCAAGGAATTCAGATTGCCCAAGGACAGCGTTAGTTTTACCCGGTCCTGAAATGCCTCCAAACTGTTGGCCTTTTCGTCCACTGATTGCATCATATCCAGAAACTGGTACAGGTATAGGCATATTAAATCCTTGGGGTATTACCTTCAGTGGTTTGTGCGTGTACTGCGTACATCCGCCATTTAGTAGATGATGACCCAGACAAAGTAATGTCAAAGGTTTGCTGATCAGATGTGCGACTTACACTACGTATAGATACAACCTTTTCCGTATTACTTGGCCATAGGTATGATCCATTTGTCACATAACCTTTCATGCCAGTCACAGCCCAGTTGATGGCTATGTTCTCAGATTCATATGTTCTCATGTGCAAAAGGATGTTGTGTATCTTGTTAGCGCTGTAGTACATCGACCCTTCAGCAAAAGCTTGCCCGTATTGACGCGTTTTAATACTCCACGGAATTGGGGTGTACGTACGCGATGTGGCATTGGACGTACTTGAATAAACACCATCTTGAAACTTTTCTAACTTATAGAGTCGTCCATTCCTACCACCTGCATACAACTCTTGTACGTCATCAGCAGAATCAGCAGCACATAGGCTAGTAAACGGCACTGGGTTTAACCAGTTGACCCATGACTGAGATCGACTATCATAGATGTACATTCTGGTATTAGTGCCTGAACTTAACTCTCCAGCCGTTGGAGCCAGCACATAAAGACGCCTGTCACTTGAACACAAAACAATATCTGCATAAGCACTTGCATTGATATAAGAAGACGATCCAGTTGCAAAATCCTGTGACCTAATATTCAAAACCCCTTCGAGTGGCTGTCCTTTAGGTACAAGTATTGTTGATTGCAACTCCATAATGCCGTTACTGGTTACGTATACAAGCCGTCCATTTAGAACGTCAGTGCCACGCTTGGCAATTAAGCCAGTTCCGTTTTGCTGTAAGAAGCCTTGGTTGGCAAAGTTATGAGGACTATCTCCCGTAAGGAGATATGTACTGTGTTCACGCATAATGACCAATGCTGCAGACGTACTGTTGTCTCGCATTAATCCGTCACCCTGAACAGATATCATTGCTTGTATTTGTTCTTGATCAGTTGAGTTACTGATACTAAAAGACGTACCTTTAATCGCAACTTCTGGGTCAAGCATATCTGGAACAAGGGTAGTGTAAATCCCATACTCATTAGTCGAATCTAAAGCCCAACTTGCGTATATAGTGTTCTTCTTACTTGCAAACAAACGTTCATTGTAAACAGCAAGTGAGTCACATCCAATAGGAAATTGATCTCGTCCCTGACGTAACCTATAACCTCGTGTGCCCGGTCCGTTGTCAAAGAACAATGCGCTGTCTTGCACTTGGTCATATATGTTTAACTGCGTAGTAGCAACACCAGCAACAGTATTTGTAACGTTTCCAGAAGTAAGGCCAGTCCATTGAGTAGACGTATAGGTTGTGCCATTGTCTAAATCGATGAAACCAATAAGCCTTCCCCTATTGTCTCCACTCAATATGTTTTTTCTATATATAAGGCAGTACTTGTATTTAGAGACAGTCCCTGCCCCACCGCGTTTAAGCGTAAGAAAGTCATAAGGTAAGGCAATAGTAACTTGATTAATAGCTGCCGTGACTACAACTTCTTTACTGTATGCACTTGGTGGTGTTTCAAACCCACTTGAATTAGGAAGCTCCGCTGACGACCATGTACCCGGAGATCCGGTAGGTAACGTGTATGGTCTCCACAATGTAAATGCGTATTCGTACTTAGAAGCTGGCGTCAAGTTACCTTGCTTGGTTACATCGCCAAAACTAATAACCCATTCATTATTAAAAAACCCTGACACGTCATAGTCTAATTTAAAATACAACGCAGACACACTAGCCCGTGTGTCGGTTGATATTGGGAAAAGCTCAAACGTTAAATAACCAATATCCTTATCGTAAGTACACTGTCCCGTAAATTCCATTTTAGTACTGCTTCGCATACCTAGACTAAATGGAGGAACAGCTTGATTAATTTTTTCGGAGAATGCTGCTTTGATACTAACTGATTCAACCTGCCGTAAATCAGTAGCAGCAGGAAGATTAATCTTTATATACTCGTTTGCCAGATAGTTAGTAAACGGATCAGTAGGTTGTGTATCAGTTATAAACGTAGAGTTGGCTTGATTCGTAACTAACTTAGCAAGGCCTTTGATGTCATCTTGGACTTCACTGATTTGCATCCTTGCGTTTACTGCATGTAACGAAAAGTCATCTAAGTAAACAAAGCTGTCTCCACCTCTGTCAAATGCAGCTTGTACTCTGACCTGTATTCCAGTTAGAATTTGATCGTAATCCCTGAAGTCAATATAGATCTGAAATTTTTGCCAGTCACTTGCAGTTGTTGCTGTTTGAGGCTGAGCACTGTAATAGACTTGTGCTGGGATGATAGCCTGACCACTTCCAAATGCCGTAGTTGCCGTTTTGGTATAGCCCTGAACAGTCACATCTAATGTGTTGTTGCTGACAAAGTTAGTGAGGTCATCTTGGTTATAGGCATAAAACGTGAGCACATAAGACCCAGCATTGTGCCAAGGCTTTATATAGTTAGCCGTAGATGCAACTGCAGACGTAAACAAGAATGCACTACCAACTGTAGTTGAATCTGTGGTAACAGTAAATGTTGTTGATGTAACAGATTTTACGTAATAAGTTGTCGATATAGATGTGCCACCAGTTGTGGTTGTAAACCTAATTGCTTGACCGACAGCAAATGAATGAATTGCTGCAGTAGTAATTAAAGCAGGAAGCGTAACAGCAAACGTTCCACCTGTACCACCAGTTGGTGTAATTGCAGTACCCCCTGGTGCAGTTGCAATCCTAAAAGTAGTAGTTGTAAGGCTGGCAGCGAGAACGTAGTAAACAGTATTGGCTACAATGTTTGTTACTGTTGATGTTTTAAACACAACTGGATCACCAGCAACAAACGAGTTAGTACCAGATATTGTTGCGTTACTTAATGTAACAGTTGCACTACAGTTTGTGTTCCATGTCGTAAATGCAAGAGGCGTGTCATCTTTAACAATGCTGCTACCGCGCACGTCAATATCTTGAAATATAAAGTCCTGTATGTGATCAATCTTAATACAATTACTAACGGTTCCATCTCTCGTCAAGATGTAGTTATTCGGATTCTTTGATGTAATGCTGTAAACGTTATAAGTGTATGCGCCTACGGTTTTAGTAGTACTTGTAATAAACTCAGCGTCGCCAGTGTTGTAGTTCCATTGTCCAAATCCAGTAGCAGTATTAGTTGCAAAATTACCGTTCGTAATTTGATTAGTTAAAATTGCTGGAGCGCTACCAAAAGAAGCTGTGTCAATAGCCGATGTATTTGATTGACTAATTGACGCAATAGATAATGGGACAGCTGTAGCAATTGGGATTACGCTGGAAAAATCATCAAGGACTGGTACGCTCTCGGCTTCAATACTAGACCCATTCATGCGAACACGGAACAACGAATTAGATCCACCAGCTGCACCGTATATGTATCTACCGTGCGTAATCATGCGCACGTTTTCACTGTCAGGGAATGAGAATGATGCGTTTCCATTTGTTCGATCTAGTAACTCTATAGGTTGGCTACCAGTGGTTTCGTACGTAGTTGGATCCCAGTAATACAACTTATTGTTGCAGGTAAAAACTAACCGACTTTTAAACCCGGCATACTTAAGCGGAGTAATTTCATAAATAGGTGCGTTGGCAATTTGGAAGTTGGTTGTAGATGCAGACCACCAACAAGTTTGCCAGCCATTGCGAGGTTGTAACGCATTACCGTAAACAAATAGATTTTGTAAATTTTGAAAATACCCATCCTGTAATCTATTGGGAGCATTAAACGTATCGATACCAAGGAATGCCTTTTCACCTAATGTAAAAGCTTGTTGATTATTTGTAACTTGTTTTGTTGCCATTATTCACATGCCTTTCGTTGCCATGCATTTGTAAGCGTAGCAGGAACCTTATAGGAACTAACAATCGGTGCAAGCATATACAACCTAAAGATAGGAATGGTATACAGCAATGATGGATGGCCTACATTGCAAGAATCAGAAACCCAACTGTTACTAAGACTGCCATCACGCTTATAGGTAGGACACTCACAACCGGTTGATGGAGAATCTATAGGAGCAGATAATCCACCTATCCAACGAAATGCATATGACCTATATCCTGCGGCCATTACGGTGGGTCAATCCCTGTGACAGGGTCAGCAGAAGCACTACTTGATACTGTTGCAGACCATGAAATGGCTCCATCAGTAGCGTTGTACACATTTAACTGATTGCCAGAAATCTCTGACTTATTTCGCAATGCATACAACGCTTCTTTGACTAGCCGTCCTGCGTTAGAACCACCACCCACGTTGCGATTTAGCAATGTATCGGCATGAGATTCTATATAAGCGGAGGTTGTTGTTTGTTCAGAAAAACTCTTTGCAAGCCCTGCCTGAAGAAGCCCTTCATATATAGCATAACCAGCAGTTGGTGATACATAATTTGAAATATCTGTAGTCAATGTAGCAACAGCAATTTCAGTTACAGCATCAGTCGCCAGTGCATTAGCATCAATTGCGTTAGCAGCAATACCTGCCGCCGTAATTACGTCTGCCTGAAGTTGATGTATATCTGCGGCAATATGGTTTGACCCAGTTACGGCACAGGAAGATTGTGATGTAGTTGAGCGCAATACTCTCTGCCCAAACGAGTTATTGACTGCATATGATGCAAGCAAGGCATCCCAAACGTTACTAGCAGTAACCCCCAGTGTAAATCTGCCAACACAAGAACCCACGACGCTAACTGAATCAACAGTGCCAGTCGTAATCACACATTCAAACTCTCCACCGTTAGCGTAAAACGTGGCATCACTGGATGTTGTAATCCTTACGTTATGCAAACCGGTAACAGCATCGAAATCAACCGACAGCGCCACACCAGCAGTTGATTGCGTTGTGCTATTGTCTTTATACACAGAGACAACTGGACTGCCAGCAAGCGTAAATGGCGCACCAGTAGAAGGACGGAAAGTTGTAAACTTAAAGTCTATTATGTCTGACGCATTGAAGTCGCCTAGATACTTACTCATCTCACGTACCCCGCTAACGGATTAGCCGCTAAACCACCACCTGCCGACGAAGTCAGGTCATCAATAATCAACTGCATTGGCATCCACGTTGTTGTTGCATCTGTCCACGCTCCAGTGCCTGTACGTGTAGTTTGATGATACGTTCCACCCGGTATGAAAGCACTGCTACAGTCAGTTGCACTAGTAAATTCAATATATGACATACAGCCCAACGAAGCATTTGTTGCCTGAACTGCAATCCTGTAATCCGTATTTGGTGACAAAGCGGTTAGGGTTGATTCATCAAAATAGTAGTCACGCAATAACAAGGAGTTTGTGTTATACGCTTCTTGATTTGTAAATGACCGGCTTTGCAACACAGTATTAGAAGCGTCATACAAGTTTAAGTCCCACGTCGATGCACTGTTGGTTGGCCCAACATTCATCCGTACGCCAGCAATCTTGTATGAGGTTACAGTTGATGCAGGTAGGCTAAACTTCATGCCTCGTTGATTAGGAGTAGACCCAGAGCCCCACGAACCAATACTGGCTGGTTTATGGGCAATGCGATATTGCGTTGTCGATGAACCACATCCAATAGTTGGAACAATCTGGGTTGTAGTCTTAGCACCAGACACCGTATTTAAAACGGTTTGAACATATGGGAATAATGCAAGTGAAGAACCTACACCAGTACCACTAGTGGCAAACATTGTCAGGTTGTCAGAACCTGTATTCCACGTTCCCGATAGTGCCTGAATGACTATTGCATAGTATTGACCACGAGTCAAAGTAGCGTTGGTGGACAGAGTCCATTCCTTTATTCCGTTGGCTGGAAAATTAGTAGCATCTGTAGTTAGGTCAACGTAGCCTAGCCACGTACCAGTCGCTAGTCCTGTTGTCGCACCAACCGTCTGAATGCCAACACGGGTTGTACCCGGTGTTCCACCACGGGTATTAACCCAACCAGTAACTCTGGTGATAGTCGCATCTTCTTCCGCTTGACATATAAGCGAAATATAATCACTGATTGCCGACAGTGTATAAGTGACTGGCCCAGACACAGAAGAGAGCATTGGCATCTCTGTTGGTATGAATGCACGTACTTTAGCCATTGATAGTCACTATCTGCCCACTCGGCGCATCAGAGTCAAGCGTTGCACTTATCGGCAGTCGCTGTTGTTTCATGTACTCAATAATCAATAGTGAACGCAACAACCTACCAGATATCGCGTCCAGTTCTGACTCGGAAAATCCAAGCAGTTCCTCCAGTGTATTCGCGGCAAATTGCTTGTCCGCAAACCTGATGGTGAAGTCACCGTGTTCTAAGATTTCTGTAAGCGTGATTGTGTGTTGCATATAGATACCTTACGATGGGTCTACCGTTACGTCAGCAGTGTTAGACAACGAGCCTGTCCACGCAGTGGCAGAATCGTCTTCTTTATATACAGTCATCGTGCCATTTCCTACCGACACTTTATTACGCATTGCCCGCAATGCACTACGAACGGTACGTTCGTTGAGTGTGTCAGTGCCGTCACCTGTACTGTCTAACTTTCGATTGAGAATAGCGTCTGCTGTCTGTGCCGCTGTCAGACCACCTGAACTGAGTTTAATAGTCATGACTGCACCGTTAGTACCTGACGCACCCCTTACGACAACAGTAACATCGTCTGCACCTACATTGACTGCTTCGTTAGGAATATCTAAACGATAGACACCGGGCATTTCAACTGCGTCTACCTCCGCAAAGCCGCCAGAAGTCCACGCCTGCGCGATTGTACGGGCTACCAGCGGGATTGATACGCTGGCTGTGCGTGTCCGGTTGTAGCGGGCTGAGAGACCAGCGGTGGAGGCGGTTAGCCCTGTAGCACCTAGGTATAACTCGATGCTTTGTGATGTGCTACTGGGTGCGATTGTGATGGTGGATGCGTTGCGCTCGGTTGGGTTGTATGCGCCAACAGACGATGCAATCTTGAATGTTGCCGCTCCGACATCTGGATTTGTACTTGACCAAGCATCACCAAAGATATCTACAGTCGGTGCGCCTGACAATGTGCCTGTATTCTGTGCGATTGACCCGTTATATGAAGCCCAGAAGTCAAGCGCATATAAACCAGTAATACGGCTGTAGTCAAAGTCCGAAGCAAACACGCCAGACTGTGAGTTTGTACTAGGACCCATCGTGCCACTTCTATCAGTCGTACAGGAAAACCTGTTGTAATCTTCGGTCACAGCGTTGGATGTTGCATCTAAGCCAATACCAGCAAATGCAACAATTGCATTATTGTAGAACAATGTTTTGTTGGTTGTGTTGGTTGTACGAAGATACAGCGTTGCTCCACCTTGCAGTATGCAGTTGTAAAACGTAACGCCATTACCAACACCAGCACCTTCTGATGGATTTGTAATAATCACAGCGTTATTTGTTAGTGTAATAATCGTATCTTTTACAGTCACACCTAAATCAAATGTTGACCCAGTGGCTGGACTGACAATGTTTAATCCCGCATATCCATTGAAGATTACACATTTATCAAAAGTGGCATTGATTGCTGTTGTCGTTGTTGTTGTCAAAAATATACAACTTGTCCCTGAACCACGTCTGTAATGTGTAAATATGCATTTCTCAACTGTGTAATTTTTGCTGTTTAGGAAGTGTGCTATACCTGTCCCGTTAGTTGTCTGATATCCCTCTATGTGCAAATTACGCAACGTGAAATATGTCTTATTGTCACAGGTCAAAGTTTGGCTGATTGTTGGTGTACCAGTGTTGTCTGTTGTAAATGATGTTATGCGGACACGTCCAGCCGTTACACCTGTAAACTGTGCGGCTGTAGGGTCACCAGCGACAATCAAAGTATTTGAGACGCTGGGGGTAACAGAAATCGTTACTGGACCACGATATGTACCGGGAGCAATGTATAGGGTATTTGTAGCATCAGGTAATGCCATATTAGCCAGAGCATAAACAACCGTAGCCCACGCTTGACCAACTGCTGGCCCAGTCCCTGTATTGGCATTGTTACCATCAGGTCGAACGTAATAAGTTGCCATTATTCGGCATCTCCACTTGTAATCTGTTGAGCCATTACAACAGCAAACTGTCTGACAATTTGCGACTGAAACAACTCATCCTGTGTGACCCACCATAAATTTACGCTTGTTCCATCTGGCCCAAATGTACCTATAAGGTTGTTTGAATCGTCGTAGATATCGCCAAAGACACGCCAATCGGTTGATGGTGCTGGTTCCTTGACAATGTCAAAGTTTACAAAGTTCATTTGCCCACCTTCAGCGCATTGATTCCCGTCCCCTTGAACGGCATCGTCAAGAAGCCCAGCGCAGCACTCATCGCAGCAGTGACACCAGCCGCAACAGCCTTGCTCCCGTAAAGTGCCATCATTCGCCTAGCCTCTTTACAATTTTTTCAGCCATTGCATTAACCAACTGAACGGCTCTAAGTCCAAGTGTGCCAACAGCAAATGCAACGCCAACAACTTGTTCAGGTGTTGTCCATTGGAATTGTTTAGCAATAAGAGGTGTGAGATATACAGCTGATATCGTGCCGACGATTACACCAGCAAGACCATGCCAAATGTTTTTCACTTTGGTTTTGTCCCACCAGTCAGTGCCAGCAACTGCACCAATGGCTCCTGCGATTAGCTGATCTCTATCCATCGATGTTCCTCGTGGCTTCACTGATCTTTGTAACCTCCGGTAGTCTTGTAGAAAACACAGGCAAGTTACTGTCTTGTCTCATAAAGAATGCAATCAACGCAGTAACCATTGCAGGTATACCAGCACGTAGGCCTTCAATGCCAGACAAAAATAGAGCACGAGTTACCGTGCCAAATGTAGCATTGTCGGGAATGTGTTGTGATTTCCACGATGCGTCAAATTCAGGAGCAGCACTTGCCATAAATGCAGCTAGTATGATTAAGGCTAATCGACCGTAAGCTATTTTCATTTACTTGCCTGTGGAACCGGAGGTATTGCGAACGGTCCACCAGATGCTTTTAAGCTTGCATCTAGCTGCGCCCACAGCAACATTCTATTATTGTCGTACCAATCTTTCCAGAAAGACCTACCGACAAGTGATGGGTCATCAAAGTTTTTCATAGCTAATTTTCCGGCTACATACGCAGGAATAGTTTTAAGCATTATGTCGTCTGGGATAAAACTATACGTATCAGTTGTAATCATAGCCGTGGCAATTGGTGTTGGTATAGCTGCGCCAGTAATAATCAATGTAATTGGCGACGACTGAACTGGATAGATACCGACGTTGTATTGTCCTGATTTGTACCAGTACTTTGGAACACCAAATGTATTATGGTAGTTTAAATCGTAGGATCGTAACTCCATTTCTCCGCAGTGTATTAAGTTATACGTACTGTAACCAACATGCATCGGAAACCATATACGTGTGCTAGATGTGTTAGTAATACGAGAGGACGTCGTAGAAGGAGCTGTGTACGTCAATTGCTCAAAACAGCATGTACGGCACATGTCTGCTGCTGCTTCATTGATGTAGTCAAGTATTGTGCTGTCGCTAAATACAGCAGCGGATACGACAGTAAATGTTCCACCTGTTCCACCACTTGGTGTAACACCTGTAATCTGAAACTGTGATGCTGATAAGTTTGTTGCTGATACTGTATATATCGTTCCAGCCACAACGTTTGTGACAGTTGATGCTAAAAATTTTATTTGATCTCCGGCGGAGAAATTGTTGTTAGCGACAATTATTGCGTTACCAAGAGTGATGGTAGCAGAAATAAATCCTTGACCAATGCCTGTTGCTAGTTCACCGACAACAGAAGTGTTTGTTTCATTGAGTAGTTTTAATGCCTCGTTGCGAAGCGTAGTAAATCCTAAAGCCATTAAACTGTCCTCCTCGCATATGTAGCTGCATAAGATTCTAGTTGGCCTAAACGTTCAAGATATTCTTTATTGAAAACAGCCATGCCATTTGCATCCATCATTTGCATAGCTCGATTGTAAAGAACTGCAAAGACTAAGCAGTCATGACCAACAACAGGTAATGGGCATTCAGTAGTGTCTGAATTGACAATTGGGTTGCCGTTAGCATCGTATTCCCAGTAATCACCGGGAATGCAGAATCCTTCTACTAACAGGCCATCTGTAATATTTTCAAGCGGCGTAGGAAGTAAAGTGATGGCGTTCATCCCACGTATTGCTGCAACATCTGGTACTAGTTGCGATCCGGCATTGCGCCAGTAATCAATCATTTGATCGCTGTAGTTGTAAATACGAATCTTTCCGTAGTTACCAGCCTGACTAAGTATTTTAATAACACGAATTTTGTAGAGGTCAGGGGAGCAGTAATCTGCTTCCCCTGCCACTACGGATAGTTTGCGACGACCTACAAGACAGTCTGTTTGTCGTGCAATTTGATTCGCTGATTCAATAATTAAGTAATCTAGGCCAAACGGATCACGATCGGCATCAGTGCCAAAGTAGTTCTTACCTAGCATCCTCACCTTTTGTTTTATTTGGCCTATATTCATTTTAATTATCCTTATGGCTGGGCGTTGTCACGTCCGGCAACCAGCGATAGACCTAATCCAAGATTTGCACCAGTACCGAACAGTCCAGTGGTAGAGGTCTCAGTACGTCCAACCGAAACAGAAAATCGCAAGAATGGATAATCTGTTTGAATTGGCATGGTACCTAGCAGTCCACGTCCATTAACTGGCGTAACACCATCAGCAAAAACTTGCGTGAATGTCTTGCTTGTAACCGTACTATATGGAGTACCGTCAAGATCAGACATTGCACCAGTACTTGCACTGAATCCACGAACATAAGAACCAGTACAAGTGACTGTAATGTTTTGCAAAGATACAGCGCCAGTAACAGCTGCAAAGTTAACGTTTGTAGGAACAACATTAACCTTTAAATACATTGGACGGACATACATTCCGGGCAATGGCTCAGGAATATTACCGTTATTACTAGGTGACTGAGGACCTAAACCAGTACCTGAAGCAGTCGTGTAGAACGTAGATGCCGTAACGTTTGCACTTGGAACAATAACCTGTGTAGATTGTCGCTCAGTCAAGTAGAACGTGTTTGGGCTAACTACGATTACAGAATAAAGCCGGTTCGTCTGGAATGCACCAGCACCACCAGTAATAGCAGTAAATAAAATCAACTGACCATTAACTAGAGGAGTAGAGTTTCCCAGTGTATACGTCCAAAGTCCAGTAGTAGTGCTTACACTTGTTGGAGCGTTAGCATTTCTAAAACCAAGCGGTGCAGCCGCAAGGCTTAATCCGTCACCCTTTGTTCCATCAGCAACACTATTTACCACTAACTGATCAGCAACTTGCTCGTCTACAAAGAAAAAGTCAGATGTAGATGCAGTAAATGCTGCACTTGAGCCAGCACTATTTGATGTTACCGCGAGTGTGTTAAGTCCAGTACGAAAAACACCCGTTGGGATTGTAGCTGCTACGCCA